GAGCATGTCGCTCCACCAATTTAACTGGTGGTTTATGTATCCATCTGAATTTAATAATTTTTGGGTTAGTTTATCTTTTTTATTTGGATCGCTATTTTTTAGGAAAGAGTTTAGCTCTGATTGCGTAGGAATTCTGCCAATTAAGGTTAGATATAGCCTTCTGGCATAAGAGCTATTGTCCAGCTCTTTGGTTTTGTGAGCTCTCTTCGCCCTTAAGTTATCGTCTACTAGCTTATCTATATATGCGGAATAACTATTGAGCGTCCTTTTATTAAGGGGTGTTTTGACCGAGGGTATATTCCTGTATCTATTTTCAGAATGATACAGCTCAATTTGTTTTTGGGAATCTTTTGTGAGTAGGCTTATTTGAAACCTAAACTTTTGGTGATCTTCCGCTTTTTGAAAAAGCAAGTGCGTTGCGTTCGCTTCAAGTATTTTACCTTCGGCTATATTTCCATCGTTAAAATATAGCTTTTCTGCAAGGCAGCTTCCCGCGAATAAAAAAAATATAAATATTTTTTTCATCTATCATTGTATTTTCCGTCTGTGAGCCCCGCCCCTTTCGCTCTTAAGTCTAGGCCAACTTTCTGTGACGCATTAATAATCAAGTCTAGGTAATATTGGGGGTCTCCAGAGTCTTTGGCGTGATACTCGTCGCTGAACACAACTCCATTCTTGTTTTCAATGTGCCGTTTGTTTTCTTGCCAATAATATTTTCTAAGATTTGAATTCTCCAAATACCTCATTCCTTGCCATGCGCTTTCCACGAACTCCTTGAAGGATTTCGCAAACGTTTTGCCTCGGTCAACTTGGAACATGATCCCGCGATAAAGCCCGCCATACCCGTTCAGCTCACCCTTCAACTTCTGTAAGTCCTTGGAGTAATGATCCTGAGGTTTCTTATTGAAGGTTGGTAGATGGTATGCGGGTTGCGCTTCGTCTTGAAAAACAAGCGCCAACACGTTATCCTTTTTCGTTGCTTCAGTGAAGAACTGCAGGGTTCTTTCTCCGTTGCCATCCACGATCGTAACCCTTCTATTATAAAGCTTCTCATCGTTGTTGTAGTATGGAAGCAACGCATCTTTAAGCAGGGTGTCCCTCATGATCTCAAGTTGCTTGCGTGTGTTTAAGATAGAGCCGCTTCCGTCAACATGCATCATGATATGCAATGCTCCGTCTGGCGGAAGATCATATTCATGCTTCCCGTGTCCGTGTCCATGCCCTTTGCATTCACCCCCGCATTCCTTGCATCCCTTACCAGGCCCAATTCCGATTCCAAGTGATTTCTTGACCATGCCAGTTACCAAGCCCGCTGCTCCTCCTGCCCCTGCCCCCCCTACGAGTCCACCGACCCCACCTACTGCGGGAGATGCGGTTGAGCCTGGGATTCCTGGGTTGCTTGCTGGGTTGCTTGGGTTCGTGTGAGATGTTATCTCCGCACCGTCCGAATATCCGTCTCCATCGGAATCTGATTTCGTTGGGTCTGTTCCGAGCAGAGCTTCAGTCTCTGCGGTAAGGCCGTCTCCATCCTTATCCGTTCCTGTTCCAGGAGGCACTGTTTGAACTGAACTATACGTTCCAACTCCGCCGAGGGCAGGCACTGTAGTTCCGCCCAATACTGCTTCGCCAATACCTGCGCCGAGGCCTGCTCCGCCACCCGCTCCTGCTCCTGCCACGCCACTGCCGATTCCTGCGCCAACACCTTGGCTCGGAAAGTTATACGCATATAAATCCCCCTTGTCAAATCCAAATCCGTTTTTGCCGAGCCCTTCAAATTGGGCATCAAGTTCACCAAGTTCACCGAGTTCAAGGTCATCTCCGTCCCGAGATAACGTAAGGCCCGCAAGGTTGTCTCCGTCAATTCCAAACTTATCCTCAATGGAGATTTTTTCTTCGTTTTCGGTTGTAGAATCAAGCTCCGCCAGCCTTCTCTCTAGAAGTCCATGGTCAACGCCCTTATCCAGCCCACCTCTGAGATGATCTTCGTTATAAGCATCATTAATCCCGCCAGAAGTATGTACCCCGCGAGAGACGCCAGTGCGAGCAATGCTGCCGACGCCGTAGTTAGCCAATTCTTCATCTATAATTAAGTCTCTGTTTAAATTTCGATCATTTAGTGCAATGCGATCTGAATTAGAAACTATTGTGGTATTATGTGGTAAGTTATTTCTTCTGATTAATATATCTGGATCCTCGTCTAGTATGACCCTAGCTCCTCTATCTATTCCTACGTCATAATCTGTAATAAAAGTACGGTTTGTTTCGTGTCTATCTAGATACACGATTTCCTCCCCATGGGAACTAATAAACAAGTCGGCATCTAGAACTTTCGTGTCATCTGCCGTTTCAACGGGAGCCGTAGGTGATTCGCTTGGCATATTCGATATAATTAAAAAGAGAAACGATAGAGCGCAAATGTAGCCCGCGGCAAGGTTTATTACTGAGGCTCGTTTTAGTTTTTTATTTTTCATCACTTCTATTGTTGTTATTGTTTTTATTTACTTCTTCCCATTTTTCTTTATTGAATTTATACACTACCCTGGACTTTGACCCAGGTTCGTGAAAAAACCACCCAAAGTCCTGCGAAAAATAATACGGAGCAATTAGGGGCGAAGCGTATACCCAGCCCAATTCCTGACCCCATACCCAGCCTTCAAATGGAGTACCTGGGGAGCGTTCGAGGGCGGAAATTCTTTTCTTGTTTTGCGCGTTTTCTTTTGAAAGCCTTTCCGATAGGTCATTTGCTATGGCAAAATCTTCTTGGAGTTTTGACAGGTCATTTTTTAATTCTTCTATTTCTGCCTCTAATTTTGGGTCCGCTGGGAGTTGCGGAGACTGGGGGTTGATCTGTGACGTTATATTCTTATCTGGCTCTGGGGGCTGCTCCTTGGGCTTACCAGCTCGCCTTTCCCTGCTGAAAGATTCTTCCGCAAAAAGCGTTACCCCTTTGTATTCCCTGCGGGCAGCCTCTTTTTCTGGATCAATGAAACGAATTCTGTCTTTATAGCTTGACAGTGGCGGGACTTCCTTGGAATCGGCGGAATGGGTTGACCCAAATAGGGAAAGCAAAAATAGGGGGAGTATTTTCATTTCGCCCTACTCGCATTTGCAGTCGCCGCAGCCCTTTTCCGCACAGTTGTCGCATCTGCAGATCTTGTCGCCGTTACATTTATGAGTCAAATAAACTTTTGTTTGTATGGACGTGCATCCATAGAGGAATAGTGAAGCTAATATTGTAGTGAGGTATTTCATTGACGCCTGTCTCCCGTTTGCCTTGTTTCTCTGATTTCTTTTTGAAGTTCCTTTTGTGCATTCTTGACGGCCTTATGCTTGTCAGCATTTGCTTGCTTGAACTCTTTTATGAGGTCTGTGCGCTGTTCCTTTGATAACTCCTTTGAATTCTTCAACTTTTCGTGAAAAGCCTTTTTAACTACATCAAGTTCTTTTTGCTTCTCGCGGACTTGTTGTAACTTTTGCTTTACTTCTGCAGTTGGTTCGGGTTTCTTGGGGCGCTCTGGGCGATTCTCCTTTTGCCAATCTTGAATTAACTCGCCAATTTCCTTTTGGGCTTCAATTAAGTCTTTGTTATCTCCACGAAATTGCTCAACCGCCTTGCGGACTTCTTCACGCGATGGCTTCTTCCCGAGCGCCTTTATCTTTTCGCGCAATCCGTTTTGAAGAAATTGTTGAGCCTCCTTCTGTGCATCCATCTTTTCCTTAAGTTCGGCAGGCGGTTCTGGGCGGGGTTGTGGCTTCGGTTTAACTGGAGGTTTTGGTTTTGGCTTATTCTTGCCCTCTTCCTTGTCCGAGCCCCTTGCGTCCTTCTTTAGATTTTCCGTAATCCACTTAGCGAGTGTCGAACTTCCCCTACCGAAATCAGCAGGGAGTTTAACCATATCCTTAGTCTGAATCTTGGGTGGGTGTCCCCAGTGACGAGGAAAGGGGCTCCAGCCGCGGCCAAGGCCAGTAGCGGGAGTATCATCAAGGGTAGACTCTCCGATGTTCACATGAAAATCTTCATCCGAAAGCTCTTCGTGTTGCTTGGCATTAACGTTTCCCGCAATTAAAGCGGCTATTAGTAGGTATTTCATAATTTTAATATATCTATTTGTTTTTAAAAATCAATTCTTTGCTTGTCTTTGTTTCTCTTTTATTAATTCTTCCATAAAAAATTTAAGCGCCGCCAAGTCGTTGTTCTCCATGGCAACTGCAAGTTCGTGTCTATAGGTCTCTATCCAATTTCTTTTTGTTTCGTCAAATTTAGTATCTTCGGGCGTGTGATTATAAGTTGTAGCACAACTTGTTAGTAAGATTGCTGGCCAAAACTTAAACACATAGTAATTTACACTCTATTTTTAGCTTTGAGAAGTTTATGGGATAACGTATTTACTTAGGGAATCGCTCAATGCATCCTCTACTGGCCTGATTTTAACGTATTTTTCTAGTTTTGTTGTGTCTAGTACGCAATTTGATCTTGGGGCGAGAATTTCTTTCGAGAAGGTTCCGTAATCCTCAAAGAAATTAAATTCTTTATTTTGCATTTTAAATTTTAAGTTGTCTCTTAGGTGGCGCTTTATTAATTCCACCACCCTCTTTGTCGTCGAGCTTCCCTTGTTTGTGATATTGTATATTCCGTGTGGAGCCTCCCCTTCCAGTAAATCCATGCAGTACTGCGCGAAGTCTCCTCTGTGGGAAAGTGAGTTCTCTACATCTATAAGTCTATCATAGGTCAACAGCTTGGTCAAGTAGTTTCGGGGGGACGGGTGTTCGTCGAATGGTATTCTTAATCTAAAAACATAAGAGCGGGGGTTATGCCTCAATATCATTTTTTCGCACAGGGCTTTTGTTCCGCTATAAAAACTGCCATTATTGAATGTGAAGTTTGGCTCGTCTTCTTCCGCGAAATGCTTTTCGTATCCGCTATAAATGCAGCCCGAAGATATTTGTACTAGGGTGGAATAGTTTGTCGTGCAGAAGTTCGCTAGGTTCGTTGGGAACACAACGTTTCCCATAATAGTGTCTCCTTTGTTTTTTTCGCAAGAGTCAACATTCGGTCTGCCTACGTATCCCGCACAATTAATTATGACTGAATTTCTAAAAGGCGTTTTACGGTTATGATAATTTATATGGGCGTAATCTGAGAATTCTTTAAAGTCTGTATAGTCTACATCTGATCGGCTTAGCGCCAAGTAATGCAACCCTCTCTTTTCGCATTCGGCGATGATGGCTTGTGCTATGTATCCGTTTTTACCAAGTATTACGTACATATGTTATATATACCGCCTCTTAGGGAATTGTCAACTGGAAGTTCTTTTAAGAATTTTTTATAAGTATAATTAAAATGCTTAAGGTCGTTTCCAAAAACACCTTCTACTGCTTTTTTCATTTCATCGTCATATAGTAAAGATTTGTTAACCTTCGGTTTGTTTGGATTGCCGTTCATTTTTATGAGATTGTTTTTAATTTTATACTTTTCGCAAAAATCATCATAATCGGACTCTAGGTTTTCAAATTTTAAAATATCTGTTGCAACAATATTGTTACTCGTGTCGGTCAAGTAATTATAGCAGTTGACAAATTCAGGGAGCCCTGCGTCTGCTAGAACTGTTGGGGTGTCCATTACAAACTGTTTGAATGTTATGCTTTCAGGGATAGTATTTTTCATTTTCACCTCGCCCCGATTAGGACATTGGCGATAACTGTTTCGGTAAAACGAAAATATTGACCACAACCTGTCATAAGGGTTTCTGACTACTGCCATAATTGGTAAATGGCTATCTTCTTTTTTTAAAATGTGCCTTATGTACGTATGTGAAAATCCATAACCCTTTTTTAAGGCTTTGGCTTTTTTTAAACATCTTCCGATGCTATAACCCGCAGTCTTGGGGATATGAATGAAAATCACTTTCTGTTTGCTGCTTGTCATATTTATTATCTTTTTTTATTCACAAATGGCATCGTCAATTCGGCGCCCCAAAACTTCTTTTTTTGCAAGTAGTAGTCATGATCTGTATTGAAATATGTTTCGCAATTTATTTTGTATTTATCCTCTATGACTAAACCAGGGGGAAGGGGTTTGTTTTCGTCAAAATCCATATAGAGAGATTTATTAACTCTGCATGACCTAGCCCAACCGTGAGTGAGCGGCTTGAGTTTTCTGATTTTTGGGTCAGATAACGATTCTAGTACTTTCTTTAGTACGAATTTCCAGTTCGTGCCTCGAGCCCCCTTTGTGGCAATTGTTTTGCCTGAGCCACCGTAAGATTTGATTTTATCGGGATTCCTATAAACCATATCATTATATTGAAACCTAGATTCATCATAAAAATAATACTGTAAATAATTTACAATAATCTGGCAGTAGTACCAGGATTGTTCTTGATAGCTATTGTAATAGGGAAGCAGGGTTTTCGCCGCATCCTTGTGAAAGCAGGCAACTGCGTGATCTGCGCCATACGTCCTCTCCATTTCGTCTCTTGTGTACCTTCCCGCTTTTGATATCCTTGGGTATAGTACCGAAGGCTCGTTTCTGACTAGGCAATCCTGGAGCTTGGGTATCCCGTTTTGGAGATCTGTAATCGCATCATCGTCCATAAATATAAAATAATCATAACCCATATCTTTAACCCTGCTTAGCAAAAGATTCCTTCCTTCTCCCCATGTAGTATCTGGATCGAAAAATAGCGAAAACCAGTCCTCTTTCTTATGTCCATCGACCCAACTTGAAACATAAACGGCCGAATCCTTATTCTTTAGATAGGAATAATTGTCCCTTAGCTGGCCTCTGGAGCGAACTAAATAGCAAAATTTCATATATTTAAATCCTCCTGTTTTATTAAAGGTCTCATTATTCTTGGCGCGCCTGAATCTCTGCCATAGAGAAATGGCTTTCGGCTTTTGTGTTTTGCCTTGTACTCTTCTGGGTTTTTAACTCTATCAATTGGGACATATCTCAATCTCCCATCTTCGGCGGATAAGCAAAAGGGAATGTGTTGTTTATTGTCTACATTCATATTAATCGAATCAAGGTAAAATTTTAACCTCTGTTCTGAGTTGTGTCTAGAGTGCTTCTTTTTTCGGGGGGGTTTTTTGCATAAATCCTTATAAAAATCAAAATATTTAACCATCCCTTTGGGACTACTTACCGCAATCCTGTCGCAATAACCTTTGTACGCGGCATTTTTCGGCACTAATATTGTGTCGTTGGTTGGGTCTGGGAGGTTTAATTCAAAGTCCTTAAGGAAGAAAGCATCTGGGCGGAGCCTAACGAAGTAGTCGTAGTCATTTAAATATTTTTCCGCCAAAAGTTTCCCCTGATATCCCATGTACCACTGCATCATAACCGCCATACCGCGTGAGGGCACTCCAAATTCGTTTCGAACTTGGGAGACTGGATTATCTTCTATATATAGAGAGTCAATAATATCTGATTTGGGCATTAAGTCTTCCGCTAGGGCCCCTTCTTTTAGGTAAAAAAATAAATAGTCTACGTCTCCAAAATGAGGCTCAAGGAATTTCTTTATCGTAGGGTACGAATGATTGAAGCCTCTTAGTTGCCCAGTTAATATAAAAAGGGTTTTCATAATTCCCTGATAAAAACATTATAGCCCTGCTCTGATAGCCTATTGTACGTTGTGCGCGCCTGTCTTGTCGGGGTGTCTTCTCCGCAGAGCAATATACATTCTTTCGGTTTGTAATGTTCCGTTATCATGTTTAATGTTTTGTCGCAGAATTCAAAAAGGTTATTTCTGTTGATTCTTTTTATCGGCCTATAGAAATCGCCATATATCACTGTATCGTATTTATGTTTTTCTATATTGTTGCTAAGTGCGACATCTGCATTCTCGTTCCTGTACTCTGCGCGATCTAAATTTTGAGAGTATGTAAATCCTCTTCCGTATAATTTGGAGGCCCTATCATTGTAGGTGTCCCAGGTTCTTCCTTCAAGATCTTCGTTAAAATTATTATAAAGATAATTTGCGCAAGGGTAGTCGTGGCAGGATTTTTTCAATAGCTCCTTGAATCCATGAAGGCATAGGTCTGCGAGGTAATCTGGCGCCTTCTTCTTGTATAAAAATAATATATTTTTTGCCGAGCTTAAATTTGATTTATTTAATATGTATTTCGCTGCGGAAATTGTAGTTAAATTTTCTCTAGTATATGAAATTAATTCTTCGCAAAATTTATTGTACAAATCTTTGTTTAAATTATTTATATCCAGCTTGCTATACGCCTCCTTTAGTATTCCCCATGGGAAATTTGTCATCGTATTCTCTGGGCATTGCTCAGGGTTTTCGAAAATAGGAATGCCGCCGTTTGCTAAAATTTCATAATGCCTCATACAGTCCCAGCCGCTTTTCCTTTTGGTGTACGCGAAAAAGCTCTCTTTGTAATCTTTATAATAATCCTCCTCCTTTTCGAAGGGGTATTTTCTTTTGCCCCTCCAGCGCCTAGGCGCGGAAATTGGAAAACTCCTGTTTTTTTGCGGAACTTTTTCTACGACCTTGCAGCTGGGAACGCTGAAGCTTATTGGGTAGATTGGCACTATAATATTTTAATTTTCTTCGGTTTCTCAGGCTCTTTCTTGGGAAGCTCGACCAGCAGGATTCCATTATTAAAGTCCGCCTTGGTTTTATCGTGCCTAATATTGTCCCCCAGTTTGAACGAGCGCTTAAATGAAGAGCGCTTTAGCTCTTTGCGAATATATCTCGTGCTAGTATCCTCATCGTGACTATGCTTTAGTCCCGAAATTGTAAGGATATTTTCTTCGAGGTCAACGGATACCTCTTCTTTTCCTAAGCCTGGGATTTCCGCTTCAATTGTGATCTTATCGTCATAATCTACCACGTCTACCTTGGGGTAAGAGTTGTTTCCAAAAAACTCTATTCCAAATTCCTGACCAAAGGCTGGGAAGGCTTTGGCTAGAACGTTATCGAATAACGAATCGAACGGGGTGAGAAATTCTTCCCTGCTTACTCTTGATGGATTTTTTTTATGTGTCATTTTAACTCCTTGTTTGAATGTTAGTGAGCCCTTTCGGCGCTCAAGAAGCCTCGTTTGAGTCCTTCCATATACATTATAGCTAAAATTATGCCAAAATCAAATTAAAATAAAATTTGAAGTGCGACTGCCAGGGCTAAAAGAACTGCTATTTGCCAAAGTTTTACGTGATGAATCATATTTTATTATATGATGTTTGGCAAAAAAATAAACTTTTACTTCCTGCATCTTTTGTCGTATGTGCCTAGCCAGCAAATTAGCGCCACTAAAAAACTGAATATGCATTGAAGGCTTTGACTGTACGCTAGCACGAATGCTAAATATACATTCATAACGCAGAGGCCAACTAATAATTTACCCCTGGCGGTATATTTCGTCACGACATTTTTTTATCCAAATTTTCTTGAATCTCTTTGATTCTAGACCTTAGGGTGCTTACTGTCGTTTTGAGGTAGCCGCAATCATGGGGTTCGATCCTTGATTCTAGTACCCTTACTTCTTCGTGCAGGGTATGTAGATGCCTCACCATATCTCTTATTTCCGTCATATCACTCATCCGACTTTAGCTAGCAATATTATGCAAGCATATTTGGGATATCCAAAGTTGATTCTTCGTTGCTCTCGGGGTTCTCAGAGTTCTCAGAGTTCTCAGAGTTCTCAGAGCTTGAGGTTGATGCGGCGCTTTGCCCGACTTCGTCTGCTTGGTAAACAATGAAGTCTGGGGCCTTTGGGTTTTCCTTCTTGTACTTATTGGTGAATACTACTAGCTTCACGTTGGTCTCCACTCCAAACTCTCCGAACTTAACATGTCCAGACAGATAGTTTTGGTTCTTTCCTTCCCTGCGCCAAAGCGCGCCCATTTCCCTGTTCTTCCAGTCGTTATTGCTTTCTTGATTCTTGGTATTTTCTTCGCTCATAATATTGTTTAAGTGTTAATGATGCTTACAATATAGCGACTCTTTTATTTTAGTCAAGAATTATTTCGAAAATTATCTTTTTTCTTTCTCGACCATCTCACCCCGCCCTTATGTTGTGGCTGGTTTGCGGGGTTTGCCGCTTTTTCTTCTGCTTTATTTATAGACTCTTCTATTGTTTTTGACTCTGTGGCAACTGCCTTATGTGTTTGCGGGCGCTCGAGGGCAACATTTGCCGCTTCTATGACGGGCTTAATCGTTTGTGTTTTTTTAGACATTCTTATTGTGGATGTCGCAGCAAGTAACATTAACACGGCCAGGGGGTCGAACACAAACATTATTATTGTTGTAATCATTCTAACCGCCGAATCATTCTCTAGGTCGGCTATTCCTAGCTCTCTTAATATTTCCGCGACATATTTCACTGGGCCGATCTCCGCTTCGATTTCTGATAGGCTGTCCTTTTCGTCAAACTTCCTGAGTTCGAGCTCCTCAATATTGCCTTGTGTTGATTTGACTTTTTCGGCAGAAGTTTCGATAAGCGTGTCAAGCTCGGTTTGGCTAGTAAGATCTTTATCTTGATAACTGTCTATCTTGTCTCTTATTTTTTTGATTTCTCCTGCGGCCGTGCCTCTGTGCGCCTCTATGGCAGTTTCATATTTTAAAATCTTGCCCTTGATTTCCTGTCTTTCTGCGGCCTGGGCCTGCTTGAGCTCTTCAAGTTTCTTTTTCTTGTTTGAAAATATGCCTCCTCCTTTTGATTCAATCAATGCGACTTCCGCATCAAGCTCTTTTCTTCTCTCTGTTAGTTTGTTTATGTATTGTTGCTCGATCTCTATATCCTTATCTAGGGATTCGCCAATGCTTTTAATCTTATCCTCTTCCCTGTCGAAGTTGACATCGGTTCTGGAGGTAAAATCCTTGAGGCGCTCTTTTGCTTGGGCTATTGATTCATTGAGTCTTTTTATTTCAATGTTTTCTCTTTCTATTTTATTATCTATTTGAGATATTGCCGCCGAGACCTTTTGTGACTGCCTCTCGTGTTCAATATGGGCCTTACTTAAGTAACCGAAAATGCCCATGCTTGTTATGCCTATCAATACTAGCACGGCAAGGGTTAAATAACTTCTTAGAAATAGACTTGCCGCTTTCCAGTTGGCGTGAAGCCAAACGGCGGTTACAAGTTTTGCTACTTCAAGAACTGATCCCATAATTATAACTGACCAAAAGGCGCCAGAAAAAATCACGGATAGCCCAATGATGCTGAATACTGCGGCGACTAGAGAAATACTGATTGCGGAGATGAATAATAAATAGGGTAATATGGAGCTTTCTCTCAATATTTGGCTTTTTTTCATGTTATTAAATATTCTACATATATGATACACTTAGTGTATGCTTTTCGTATGAACTTAATTATAGATTGCTCTTTAACTGTTCCGCCCAGCGAAATCTATTGTTTTAGGGATGTAACATTGTATGCAAAGACCTTTGTTTTCCAGGATATCCTGGTTCGATGCGAGAAAAATACCAGAAGTATGTACTGGAAGTGGCTAAAGGACAATAGTATCCATGATTTTGTCTCATACATGCTCAAGCCCTCAGAGAGGGAGCTTGGCTTTAAAATGGCGCCAAGAGGCGGAAACTTAAATATTGATAAAATTACTTGTGAGAATTTGAATTTTGTTATAGGTTCGATATCATCTATAAAGCGTGGCCATGGAGAATAAGAAACTACTTTTTGAAATAAACAAAAAAGAAAAACAAATCAGCGAACTTCTTGTTTTGATAGATACTTTGCAGACTAATTTAAGGTCTGCCGTTACGCATGTACCTCAGGGGGAAAGAGAGAGCATCTCTAACGTTCAGAGTTATAAGTGGTGCATCAATTGGAGGCCGAGCGATCTTGGTCGATGAAAAATGGAGCCACCTGTCAGAGTCGAACTGACGACCTGCTCATTACAAGTGAGCTGCTCTACCAACTGAGCTAAAGTGGCGTTACGATTTGAGTTCCCTGCCTTCGAACTGGGTCTCTAGTTCTTTTATAAAACGATTTCTTTTTTCAACTGGAAGTTTCTTGTATTCATTGTGCAGTCTTCTGAATACTCTCTTATGTACTTGATCTTCATTGTTGTACTTTAATATTTTTTTAATCTTTTTAACTATTTTTTGGCTCATAATTCTATGTATTTTACGTTCTTTGAGTTTAGGGCCAAGAGATCTTTTCCTCCTGCATAGCTGATTGCGCTCTGTAGGTCCTCTCTGATTTCTATTAATTTAGACTTGTAGTCCATTCCAGAGGACGGAACATTCTTAAGTAGTCCCTCAACATGGGTTCTTGTTTTCTTGTTTTCAAAACTGGCTGAGCCATAATAAGCCTTGTGCATTACTCCGTCAATTTCTATTGCGTGAGAGGGGCTGTCCATGCAAGAGGCAAAAAGACCGCCCGCCATAACTAAATCCGCCCCAGCAACTAAAGCTTTTGCGATATCACCGTTACACCTAATTCCGCCATCTGCTATAATGGGAATTTTTTCATACTCTCCTGTTTGGTTAAACAGGTCTCCGCTGTAAACTTCCGAACAGTCCTTCACGCATGAAAACATGGGCATAGTGAATCCAGTCTTGTCTTTGGTGGTGCATGGCGAGCCCTGCCCTATGCCCACTTTTACTATATCTGCCCCCCAGTTGTGGAGGTCACTAACTGCATTTGGTGTCGCTACGTTACCTGCAATAATATTTGTTTCGGGGAGCCTCGACTTACAGTGGTCTAACATGTCTTTCATTAGCCTGGAATGCCCGTGCGCAATATCTATTGTGATAAAATCTATTCTTGCGCCGCTTGTTTTTATTCTGGATACTAAATCCATATCTTCCTTTTTTACTCCAAGGCTTATTGAGATAAGCGGCCAATTGCTCCTATTGGCACTGTCTACAAATGCCTCTATGTCTATATTGAACCTGTGCATTATGTAAAAATAGCTATTGTTTGCTAGCCATTCGCATTGCCTTTCGGAAACTACAGCTTTCATGTTTGCTGGAATAACTGGAAGCCGAAAAGACCTTCCCATAATTTCCGCTTCAGTCTTGCATTCGCTTCTGCTTCCGCAATCAGTATAGTTTGGTTTTAGGCAAATGTCTGAATATTTTAGTGCTCCCATTATCTGTACTCTTTCTTTAACAATCTCCAGCGATCACTGTCAATCTCTTTATTTCCCTCATCTATTGCTTCTATCATATCTAAAACTTCTTCCACTGAGTCATATATATATTTATGCGGAAACATGGCGAGCATCCATAGGGGAGTCTTTGCTTTGCCTCCCTCCATGCTTACGAAGATAGGCTTCTTCATTCTGACCGCCGTTACGATTTCTTCTGCGCTTCCCCAGCTTGCAACTTCTGGAATTAAATGCGCTACGATAAAGTCTGAGCGGTCCACTAAATTTAAATCATAAGACCTAACCGTTCTCATTCGCTTCGTCGCTTCGTCGTAATACCCTTTTTCCATCATTTCCAGGAGCTCTTTTCTTATCGCGTCGTCTTCGTCCACGTCCTTTAAGAAAGGTTTATTGTAAGGATTGAATACTGTGATGCCGATTTTTGATAGTCTTTTGTTCGCCTCGTCTCTCCAGTCTCTGCCATTGACGTATTGCATGTGCCCGACAAGATAGGTTCTTGTCTGGTCTAGGAGGTTGCCGTCTTTCTCGAAACTTCTTTTGCTCATGGGGTAAATATATTCCCCATAATAGATAAATCAAGGTAATTTTAAATAACTTCGTAGTGACCGCCTCATGAAGCAATTATGAGTTTGTTTTTAAAACGAAAACTAATTTCCTTAAGTCCTTGATTCTCCAGGATTTTGTGAGCGCAAATTGACTGCACTTCGTCTCTAAAAATTCGCTGCAAGGGTCTTGCCCCCATGTTTTCTTCCATCGCTCTTTCGCAAATATCCACCCGTACCTGGGCTGAGATTTTTAAATTTATTCCTTTTTTCTTGAGCCGTTTCTGAAATTTCTTTATATCAATGTTTAAAATTTCTCTGAGCTCCTTCATTCCTAATTGGTTGTAGGCGATAACGCTATCTATTCTATTTAGGAGTTCTAGTTTGAAGTGTTTTTTTGCCGAATCTGTAATTAACTTTTTAAAGTCGTCTTTATTTTCTTCTTTGGGCATAAAGCCCATGCTGTTTGTTTTCTGGTAAAGCTCTTGTCCGATATTTGACGTCATTACTATAATCGCATTGGAGAAGTCTGCGGATTGGCCAATATTTCCCGTGAGCCTGCCTTCTTCTAGGATTTGCAGCAGAAGGTTTAGTACGTCTTCGTGGGCTTTCTCGATCTCGTCAAAAATTATAACACAATAGGGGTTTCTTTTTACTTTTTCTATTAGCTGCGCGCCCTCCTCATACCCCACATAACCTGGGGCCGCGCCTATCAGCCTACTTACGGAAGTTTTCTCTGAGAATTCAGACATATCTAATTGTATTAAATTGTCTTCTCTTTCAAAAAGGTTCTTCGCTATCATTTTGGCAGTATGGGTTTTGCCTAGCCCCGTTGAGCCGAGCAATAGGAAGCTCCCTACAGGCTTTTCGCTATCACTCAACCCAGAAAAGGAAAACATTACACACTCGCTTAGCGCACTTAACGCTTCGGGCTGGCCGATGACCCACTTGGACAGATTGTTTTTCAGGTTTATTGCTTCTTCGCTATAATCTTTTTTTATTTTCTCTAAGGGGATGTTGGCTTTTTCTGAAATTACTTTGTGTATATCCTCTTCCGTGACTTTCGCTCCTAATTTTCTGCAATCTTCCGCCCAGAGATCTAGTTTTATTTTATAAATATCAAAGACTTTTTCTGCTTTGCTCATTAGTCTTGTTCTTTGTTTGCTTCCCGCCTTCTCTTCTTCATCGAACAGCCTCTGCAGGGTCTTCTCTATTTTTTTAATATTCATGGGCCTCTTAAAGGATTTTATTTTAACTTTGGCCGCTGCTTGATCGATCAAATCTATAGCCTTGTCTGGTAGGAACTTATCAGAGATATACTTCTTTGATAGTTCTACTGAGGCGACGATTGCTTCTGGCGCGTATGAGACTCCGTGGAAATCCTCGTAGGTTTTGGATACTTTATTTAATATTTTGATTGCCTGATCTGTGGTTGGCTCATGTACCGAAACCGAATGGAATCTCCTATCTAGGGCCGCGTCTTTTAGTATGGACTTCCTGTATTCGTCGTACGTTGTCGCCCCGATGCACCTAACCTCTCCTCTTGCAAGAAAGGGTTTTAGTATATTCGCCGCATCCATACTTCCTTCTGAATTTCCCGCTCCAATTAGCGTGTGAATTTCGTCTATAAATAATATGACCCTTTTGTCTGCTGACGCTTCATCTATCAGCTTCTTCAGCCTTTCCTCGAATTGCCCCCTGTATTTAGTTCCCGCTATCATCGCTGGGAGATCCACGCCGAAAATTCTTTTGTCCAAAAGGAATTCCGCAGCTTCTCCACTCGATATTTTTTGCGCCAAAGCTTCTACCACAGCGGTTTTTCCTACTCCTGCGTCACCTAGGAGCATGGGGTTATTTTTTGATTTTCTGCATAGCACCTCAGAGACGCGGGCCATCTCCCCCTCCTTGAAGAAAACTTCGTCTAGTTTATTGTCCTTTGCTAGTTGGGTATAGTCTATTGAGAATCTAGCTAGGGCGCTTTCTTTCGGCCTGACTATATCTCCTGCGTTTTGCGGGGCAGCTTTTTGAGAATCTTTTTCGGATTCCAGATCTTGGCTTGACAAAATGTAGCTCTCTATGGATGTCAGGAGTTTTTGTACATTGTGCCCAAGATCTTCAAAGTAGAATTTGAGCTCTTCTGAGGATAGGCATACGAATAGTAGGTGTTCCAGCCCAACGTAATCATGTTGGAATTTAGACGCATAGGATAGAGACTCTTTTATCTTGTCTTTGAATTCCTTGCTGTATTCTGGGACTACGTTTTTTGACTTCTCCAGTATGGCGTCTTGCAGTATAGTCGAGAGTAGCTGCCCCTCTATATTTAAATTTTCTAATATATTATTAATTGTAAATTGCCTAGACTCTAGCACTGCGATGAGCAGGTGGGCTGGAACAACTTTACTATTGTTCAGTTCTAGCGCTATTTTCTTTGAGGTGCCTATGGCTTTTTGCGCCCTTGGCGTGAAATTGGGTGTAACGTTCATTCTCATAATATATACACTATTTTAAATCACTAAGCTTCATATAGATTTTTTCATCAACTATCGAGAGGTCGTTTATGAAGACTATGTCTTCCCCTTTTGAGCCATATGCCATTATGATATTTCCTTTTTGCGGCGGCTTTCCTCCTTTATCTAGGTATCGTTTGCAGCTCGCGGAGCGCCTATTGTCTGCAAGCATCATGCTGTACCTCCCTACCTCGTCGCTTACAAAGAGCCTTATATACTGGTTGCCGTTCCTGCTTATCCTTTTCATGGAATCCTCAACTACGCCTATAAATTTACCTTTTTGCCCTTCTTCTATATTGTAATAATCGTTCGCATCCATAAGGTCTCCGAAGTCCGAAGAAAAGGTTTCTTTCAGGGATATGCTGTAGCTATACCCCAGGAGCTGCGTCTCGAAGTACCAATTAGCAAACTTCTCGTACCTTTTGTTTTTGTCATAGATGGCTTTATACGGTAAATATTTTTTCTTAAAAGTATTGAATCTTTTCTCTGGCATGATTGGCCTATTATCATCCCCAGGAGTCTGCTCTTTGACGCACGCCTCTATACTTCTCAGGATGTCGTGGTCGTATTTGGTCCCCAGCATGATAAAATTTCTTTTCTCTCTATCGGTTAATAGATTGAACGATTGGGCCTCTAGTACCAATCTCGCTCTGCGGGATTTAAAATCAGAGAGGGCTCCCGCTTGGATTAGCGCAGACAGAATTCCTATATTTAGTCCAGCTTGTTTGGCCGATAGAAATATATCGTATTTCGTTGGGGTTTCGGTTTCCCTGAAGCTTCTTAGGGCCTGGAGGGATTTCTCGCTAACCCCTTTTATTGAATTAAGCCCGAACCTAATGTCTGCGGACTCTTTTGAGAAATCTATTTTTGATTTAATTAAATCTGGGGAAAGTAGCGAGATATTGAAGTGGGGAAGATCTTGGCAAACTCTCCTTATTTCATCCTGGGGAGAGGGCTCGTATTTTGTCATTTTGAGCAAACTTAAGAAAAAATCTTGTGGGTATTTGAATTTTAAGTGCGCAGTCCACGCTGCAAGGGACGCATATGCTATAGAATGGGACTTATTGAAGGAATAATTTGCGCTATCCTGCGCCACCTTCCAGAGCACATTCCCGATTTCTGGATCCAGATTTTTTTCTTCTATTTTTTTTGTTATTTTATCCTTCCATTCTGGCATCTTTTCTGTTTTCTTTTTCCCCACAATTCTTCTCAGCTGCTCCGCCTCATCTAGGGAGAAGCCTACCTTCACTGCCATCTTCATTAATTGTTCTTGATATAGTGGGAGTCCTCCAGTACTTGACAATATATCATCATAGAATTCATGTACGCTTTGATACTCTCCAGTTTTGATATACGACTCAAAGTCATCAAGGAAATCTAGCGCTCCAGGTCTTCCTATTGCGATTACCGCAGATAGCTCTTCTAAATTTTTGGGATTAATCTTTCTGCAAACTTTAAAATTCGCATCCGCCTCTATTTGGAATAGCCCGTGCGGGGTTTTTAGATTTTTTAAATTTGCATAAGTCTCCCTATCGTCCAAGAAGTCCATGTTTTCCATGTCTAGATTTAAGCTCTTGCAGACATCGTGTATTACGCTTAACGTTCTCAATCCTAGGATGTCGAACTTAACCATGAGTTCGGAAACCCAGTTCATGTCGTAACCTGTAACTAGCGCTCCTTCGTTGGTCAATTGGACTGGGCATATGTCCGTAAGTTCATCGTGGGATATTGCGATTCCAGAAGGGTGGACTCCAGTGTTTTTATTTAATCCCTCGAGCTTTCTGGCTATGCTGAAAACCTTTTTGTTCTTTGTCACCCACTCTAGGAAAGGCTGGCTTTCGGATATGGCTGTTTCTAGAGGGGCGACTTTTCCGAAATGCTTTGGTATCAAGTCGCTGACCCTATTGACTTCTTGCTCTGAGTATTCCCCAACTATCTTCCCGCATTCTTTTATGCAGAGCTTTCCGCTTAGGGTGTTTAATGTTAATATCTTGCATGTCCTGCCAGGGTGCTTTCTTTCTATATAAGCTATAACTTCCTTTCTCCTTTCGTAGGAAATGTCATTGTCTACATCCGCCAGAAGAGATCCGTCTAGGTATGTTATTCCATTTTTTTCTGTTTTTTTTGCCCTACTCTTTGAGACGAACCTCTCGAAGAAGAGATCGTGCTTGACTGGGTCTATATTTGTTACCCCTATCAGGTATAGAACGAGGCTTCCCGCTGCGGAACCTCTACCTGGGCCAGTTGGAATATCGTTTTCGTGGCAATAATTAAGGATGTCCCAGTTGAGTAATATGTAATCTGTGAACCCCAGCTCCTCCAGCACGTTTAATTCGGATTTTGCTCTTTCGAAATATTCGTTTTTATTTTCTAGAATATCTATCCCCCTGTGCTTTACCCCTTTATGGCAAAGCTTTCTGAGGAAATCGAAATTAGAAGTTTCGTTTGGGATATTGAGGTCTCTATAGTGCCTCTCTTCGATTTTGATATTCGGCAAGCGCACTCCTGGGGGAGCACAATTCTCGTACCTCTCAAATTTGTTTGTAAAGCAATCCATATTATAAATGTGGTTATGCAACTATTATGTCAAGAATTTTTATCCCAGAGGGTCGTTGTTTCTAGCGCTAAAATGTCTTCTATTTTTACCTGCACTAATTCGTCCTTTCTTCCTCTCCTTCTATAAATTTTATATTTTGCTTCTCTCGCTGTTTCTACATAGTCTTTTTTCTGTATTGATTCTTTCGCTGGGCTGTCATTCATTAGCCAATTGTAAAGTATTTCTCTATTTGAGATTACAAAGTCTCCCGCTCTTTCGAAGGCTATAAAGTCTGGGCCACTTTGAAGCCAGCCAGGTTTTCCATTTACGCTAGTAAGCTCCAACCAAATCCAGTCATCGTTAAATTTTTTATTTCTGCGGGAAATTTTCTTTCTACCCTTCACATCCACGGAAATTGTAGTATCTGCATTTGATAGGAAGAAGTCTATGTGCGCAAATTGCTCTTCCCTCTTCGCTTTTCTTACCCTATAGCCCCTAGCCCTTGCGAGGGTTACGAAAAGTTGTTCTGCATTGTGCCCTGTTACTGCGCACTCTCCTGTTTTATCCTTGCTGTGTTTGTACATTTTTGTTTTTTTCTTGCTTGTTTTTAAATTTCTATACTCCATATTAGTTTTTTAAATACTTCGTAATTCTTCTCTATGTCATATAGGGCGTCATGTAGTTTCTTTGGGTCAAATGGCACATCGTAATCCTTGCAGCACTGCGTAAGGGAGGTCTTTAGTCCTCTTTTCCGAAAGCTTGTCATCTTGTACTGCCAGGAGAGTAGGTCTTGATTTTTGTCATAATTTATATCCGCCTTTATCGCTTTTGCTAAGCAGTTTGTGTCTACAAAGCTTTTTAAGTAAGAAAAGTCTCTTTTCTTCCCTAAGAGCTCCCTGTAGATCCCGTGGATATAAACGTCAAACCCTAGCCCATTGTGCGCCACCTTAATGTAAGAATCGTCATATAAATATTTCTCAAAATGCTTCAATGGAGCAACTGGGTCTTGGGCGCGGCTTTCGTACTTTCTTTTAGTCCAGCCTGTGATCCTCGCTGCGTCGGCGGACATATTTAGGTCGTCCCATTTTAGCCAATAATCTTTCTTCTCTGTAATTTTACCCGCCTCAGAAACGAGAAAGCTCAATTGCCATGGTTTGTTTTCCGTGGAAGCTAAATTTAAGTTGCAGGTTTCGAAATCAAAAACCATATATTTTTGATCTTTATTAAATCGAAGTAAGCTCATGGTCTTTATTTTCTAGGTAACTTTCAAAGCAGAATTCCCTGCTTGCAAAGTGGTCAAGGTTTGGCCTCGATAGAGTGCTCTGCCTCCCGAAATTTCTAGAGCAAATGCATTTATATGTCTGGAACGCCTCAAAATCATTTCTTTTATTGTAGTATATGCTTTTTGCTAGATGCGCATCGTGCTTAAACGATTTGCAATAGGATAAAACTTTTTCCTCCACGAGAGAATCAAATGGTAGTCCATTTCTTTCTATGAAAAAAGAAGGGGAAAAGTCTTGCAGGTGGGGGGTGCAGTTATTGAATCCCATTGTGTTTTTAAAAATGAAAGAATCGTAAAAAGGGATGGCCATCTCTAGGTCGCCGTTGCCCCACGTCTCCCTTAGCACTTCTTCGTCCACTCGACCCTCTCCTTTCGAGAAGGCGGAGGAGTATATTTTGTAGAGTTTTTTGCATCCCGAATCATTTTTTGCAAAAATAATTGCCTTGTGCTCGCAATTGTCTTCTTTGGAGTCCTTCTTTGGAATTGAGGCATCTGCACAAAGCGTAACCCTCAGCCCAAAAATCAATTGAATATCTAATAGTTCGCTTCTCTTCACCGCTTCCAGGAAACCAATCATTGTGTCCTCTACTAGAATTAATTTATTTATTTGCTCTGACTTTATTAATGAGAAGATCGAATCTGATCCTCCGTCTTGAGCTTGATCGGAAAGCGTTAATATTGACTTACCTCCGATGGAGTAGTGGCTTTTCCATAATGGAATCATGGCTATAATATTTACAATGTAAACTCATCGTCAAGTGATTTCTTTTGTGTCCAGCGAGGACAACCCTCATAAGTTCTTTTTTCTATACGTTGCCCCGCCGACTTCTTTAGGGAATCCTTTTTATCTAGGAAGCAAGTTTTCGCTATGGTTCCATCCTCATTTATTAATGCATAATAGTCAAAGGATTTTCTGAACGCGCATATATACGCTTTTATCGGCTTCCCTTCGTTGTCTAATACTGGTTGCCCTCTACTTATCTTGAACCCGTCTTTTCCGCAGACGAGGGGGCCTCCAAACGTACCATCTGATGGATAGCCTTGGTCTGCCGCATAATTAGAAGTCGCCTCGGTTGTCCCGAAGGATTCGAGGTATTTCTGAATCTCTGTCAATTGGAACTCAAAGCCTTCTAGTTCTTCTTCGGAAAGTTTATCCATCTCTATTATGCCTTTCGTGGGCGCCCCTAGTAGATCTCTACCCACTTCGAATTTCAAAAACAAGAACTCACTCTTCCTCTTTAGGTATTCTGGGTATAGGTGTTTTACCGCCAAGCAGTACATTAGGTTCTGCATGTTGTCCGTTATTTCCGCACCCTTAAATACTTGCTTGCTTGTTTTGAAGTCCCTCACTATGGCTTCTTTTTTCTTCTTGTAAAGGAATAATTTATCTATAAAGCCTAGTATGTTATACCTCTTTCCGTCTTCATCTATCTTTAGGTCAAACTTCTCTTCAGATATTGCTTTAGTTGGTACTCCGTTGTCCGTGCCGAAGAAATCGTATAGTAAGCCGTTGAGCGTCATGTCTTTTATGAGCTCAATATTTTCTTCGTCATTAACTTTTAGCTTTATGGCATAATGCCTAACCAGCCTCTCTACCGACTCCACGGAAAATATATCTCCCGTTTTTATAATCTTATTGTATGTTTTTTTGTGCCTTGGATTGCCTAAGCATTCAAAGATAAGGTGGCATATCCAGCCTCTACTCGCTCCGTCGTTTGATGTATCTGGGAGCTTTAAGATATATTTGCAATAATATAGCCAGGAGCATTTTTTTGCCGTGCTAATACGACTTGCTGAAAGTTTAACGTTTTTATTCATCTTTTGGCAGGATTTTTAATTTCGAGTATAGATTCTTACTTATTTTTTTATTTCTGAACAACTCCTCCGCCCTGCTTCTTATGTGCGCTCTTAAGTTGTCTGAATTTAGGGAGTTTTTCTTATTCTCCCATAGGGAAAAATCTTCTGTGTCCATGTCTCCGAAATCTTTCTTTGTTGGCAGGCAAATCTGTAGCTTTTCATAGTCAAAGAAGCTTAGTAGTTTGCAGTAGTTTTTTATTGACGCGATTAAGCCTCTATTTTCTTCGCTGAGTTTATCATTGTTAAATGAAATTGTAATTTTTGAAGGGTTGAGTTCGGTAATTGCGCAGATAAGCTTTTGTGAAATATTTAAGCCAAAACTAACTAAGCAATTCTGGAATCCATTTTCATATAAATTTATGCAATCTCCTATACTCTCTACTATAATAACTTCTTTTTTTGAGATAATGCTTTCGTAGCATGGGCTGTTTCCTATGTTGTTTTTTAAATAAAGCGGGTATACCCAGTTGCTCGTCTTTCCTACGTGTTTCCATTTCGGTCTAGCACTATTGCTCGTATTTCCCACGTCCCTCCCAGAGACTCCATGTATTTCTTGGTGCTCATTCCGTATCGGAAATACATGTCTCTGATACATTTGGCCGCCTGTCGATAGCCCAGATTGAAAATGTTTTAGTGTTTTGAGTGATATGCCTTTTTCTGTATAGAAATCATAATGAGGTATTAAATTCTCAAATGCAGAATCATCGAAACTTTTTTCGGTCTCAAGCTTATCTACATGATGGAGGTCTTCCCCTTCTTTCATTTCTCCAAGTATCTTATCTAGGTTTTTACTGTCCGTGCCAGAGGTTTTTTTGACCAAGGCTTGGAGTGGCAAGTACTCTGTTCCTTCAACGTAATCCTTCCATACTCCAGTATCCTTGTATACCTGTATTGCCGTTTTATTGTCTCCATCCCTGAATACAGCATTCGTCTGCCAGTAGGATCCCCTATCTGCGAGCCTGTAGCCTAGTTCGTCTAGGATTTCTTTTACTTTATCTTGATTACTCATCTGACGGGAACAGGGATTCCTCTATTTCTCCACGGTTTGTGAACGATCCATCCTGTATTGGATCCGCCCCATTGCTTATGTAATCTTCCATGTCTTGCAGGTCTCCCTTTTCTTCCACAACAAAATTGTCCAAGTTTAGGTTTATGTAGTTTTGTTGCTTTGCTCCAGTTTCCTCCCTCTCTACGAGATTTAATGCTCTCGCTACATTAGGGCCTAGGTGGCGATGCTTAAGGCATATCAATTTGTGCGACCCGAAATTCGCAGGCTCGCCCATAGCTTCATCGTTAGTTTTTCTCCTTAAGAGAAAAAGGTGAGAGCAGAACTGTGTTATTTGGTCAGATAGGGAAACGATGCTTTCATCGTCTATTACATTCTCTGCCCTCCTGTTTGTTGTAATTCCCGTTCTGTTGCTTTGCACACTTGTGAACATTGAAATTAATGGGCCATCTGAATCAACTATCTCGGATTGAATTATAGTCTTAAATTTGGTTACCATGTCCCCAACCCTCTCCCAGTGGGAAGCAGAATTGTCCTTACTTTTTTCTGAGGCGGTTTTAATGTAATCAAAATTAAAAATTAAAGGGTTGCCTCTTCCTACCTTGGCGTAATAAAACCTCCTTAGTGCATTAACCATTTCGTCCACGCTCAACCCTCCTACGTTGTAATAGTAATAGTTTAGCTTGTTGTTTTTGATTTTCTCCCAAAGGGCGTCTATCGATGCCCTCATCTGCTCTCCTTTTGCCCCCTCTACATGCATATATTTCCCTGTCTCTAGGTAGTAAAGTGGCACGCCACTTAATGCAGAGCACTGTCTGAGCATTAATTCCTCCTTGCTCATTTCTCCATTATCGAAATGCAGTACTGGTACATCGTATTCTTTTGATACTTTTGTACAGAAGTCCATGCAGAATTGAGTTTTCCCTACTCCAGTTCTTGCTACAACCACTGTAATGTTGCCAGGCTTCAGTAGTGACCCATATAAATCGTTAACCATTGGCATGTGGGGAGCGAGCATTCCAGATTCGCTATATTTTTCTGAGTTTTGCCCCCGAAGGTCTATGAATTCGGGCATTGACTCATAAATGTCTTCTGGGTGTTTTGCCCCAGCTTCGTAAAAGTTTAATTGATCGTTATAAATTCTGTCCGCCTGACTTATGATGTCTTTATAGGACATATCTGGCGGCATTGACTTCATTTTTTTCGCAACGTTGTTGCACGCAAAGTATATTTCTCTTCTTATTGTGAACTTTTTAAGTTCTTTTGCTGCTGTTATCACCCCCTCTTCAGATATTTTTTTTAACCCTAAATGTTTTATGTATTGAACTATGTCCACATTATCTTCAAAGGATATATTCAGCGACTTTATGCGCTCAGAAAGGAGTGTTTCGTCTAGGACTTCTCCCGAATTTAAGGATTTTGATAGTATGCTATATATAGTAGAGTTAACTGAGGAATTGGTCTTGCAGAAATCTTTTGCTCCAATAAATGGTGCCACTTCGGCGTATTTATCTGGATATTTTATTAAGCCTGCAAGTAGGTGCTGCTCTAACTCATAACTGTATATCATTTAATGAATGTAAACAAAGAAGGCTCTTAGTCAAGCTTTTCTTCGTCGTCTTCATCTCTTAAATCTAGTATTCCTTCCGCACTTTCTATATCAATTAAATATTTTTCCATACATTTCCTGAGTCCCATTTCTATTATTTGGGAATCTGATCGAGTGTATACCATGGGCCTTCCGTTTTGGTCCGTATAAACCAGAGTGAACCCTTTGTTCCCGTTCGCCCCTCCAGTAAATTCAAAAAGCTGATCCAAGAAGCTTTCTGGTAGCGCAAAGTTTGGTAGCGCATCGGGGTCTATACCGTCTTCGCTATTCAGCATTGTATTCTTTTATAAGATACGGAAGTTCTTTCAATTCTGACGGAAAATTCTTTTTTTTCTTTGAGCCCCCGTCTTCTTTCGATACGTTTTCTATTGGCAGGGTTTTTATTTTATCTAGAGTGGGGGCAGGGATTGACGGGTCTAGTGCCCACATGACACCATGCTTCTCTGCCCACCTCTTCATTCTTCTTACTGGAACCATGAGGTTGAATCCTTCTCCCGCGCCTCTTACGATCATTCCGACATACTTCCCGTCTTGAAGGAATACTCCTCCTCCCGATGATCCTGGGAATGCAGTAACTGTAGTTTGGTCAAATTCTACTTTGCCGTGGATACGGCCCACTTGTGAAACTATGCCACTAGTCATGCTATTTGCTCCCATTTGCCCAAGTAATGAACCTACATGAAATAATTGGGTGCCAATCGGGATAATTGGATCCTTTTCGTTTAGGTAAAATTCCGCGCTTGCCTTCCCATAGTCTTTCGCTCTTACCATGAGCAATGCCAAATCTTCCCCGTCATCCGCATCGCTAAACTTAACTACCGTCGCGTCCATTTTTATCTCTCCAACTCTGCGGCCCGACTCGACTAACTCTTTAATTATTTGCACATCGTCAAATTCGACAATTTTCTTTGGGTTCCCGTCTTCAATTACGCTTCTTACTTCTCTGAGGTTATCTACTACATGCGCGCAGGTCCACACAAATGTTACCTTCTCCTTATTTATCTCTCGGGTAATTAGAACTCCAGATCCTTCTGATCTATTGTATCCAGATTCCGACCTTATAGTCACTGAGATGTCTTGCAGATACTCCGCCACCGCCCTTCTCTCTTTTGTTGTTAATCCTGAAGCGCTAGCGCAGAGGCATAGAATGGCGAGGTGAGTTAATATCTTTTTCATAATTTTAATTTGTAGTGAGTGTGTATTATTATAGTGTTATGTCGAATTTTTTAAATAACGATCTATTTATCTTATCTTTCGGATGAATTTCGACAAGTTTTATATTATTAATTACACAAAATTCTTTTTTTTGCGCATCTCTTCTTAGCTGATCTACGTAATTCGCTTTTGTCCCGTGGAAGAATTTGACGAATTTCGTATGCTGCTCTCCTTGCACCTCTACTGCAACCTTTTCGTTTGCGTTATAGAAGTCTAGTGAGAGTTTTGTTCCTGCAACTGGAAGCTCCTCGAATACAACATGGTTTAGCCAGTACTTCTTTAGGAACTTCTTTGTTTTAAATTGAAAATTGCTCTTGCTCTTTTTTTCCCAGTTTATTAAATATTTTCTTATGTTTTGTATTCTTCTTTGCGTCCCCGTTAGGGTTTTAAATTTCATTTAGAATCTTCCTCCATTGGTAGTCTGTAGTCAGTTTCTCGTGCAAATTATTTAATTGTGGAGAGAGTTCCTTCCACCATAAATCTAGATTCCTGGGGTTTATTTCTGAGAAATCATCGATCATTACCACTGGAAGGTCATCGTATGCCTCCTGCCACACCCCTAGTTTTTGTATAATTGGTATCGTTTTTAAGGCTAGCGCCTCAAACGTTTTGAATGAATCGTATGACGTACCTAATGGCGACAAAAAGAATCTATGGGATTTTACTACCTCCCAGTAACCTACGTGGGTAAAGCCCCCAAAGAAGTAGCAGAAATCTTTATTGTTCTCCATATATCGCTGTGCTTCTGAGCGGTCTCTCCTCGTCCCGAATACGGTTTTGCCCCAAGGGCTCCATCCCCCGCATGCGATTGGCTCTTTTTCTTCTATATTTATATCGCTAGTCAAGGACTTGAGTTCATTATGGTAATTTATCATAGGGGTAGGATGTAGGCCGATGGGCACGGCTCGTATCCTGTCGGAGTCTATGTCTTTTTCTTCTGAAAAAATTTTAATTATCTTTTTTTCGCTTAAAAGTTTTTTTCTTTGGTCTCGATTTAGGACCATTCTTATGGTCTTGTCTGCATTTCCTAGGCATAATACAAATTCTGACTCTATTGTTGGTAGTATATTATTTATAAAATGCTTTAGGTGGTTCATTTTTACGAAAACAGTTGAGGGAGGGGAGCACTGCTCTGTTTTTATCTTACTCATAGTCCTCATTCCCCTCTTCCAGTCGAGGTGGGTATCTATTATCCAGTCAAATTTCTCTAACCAAGGGCTCGTAGAGTTTTCGTTTCTGCCTATCTTTCTGTGCCTACCAGAGGCGTGCCTGGTGTTGTGAAAGAGTTTTAATTTTGGGTTTATTTCTATAGACACTGCGTTATATTATAACGCGATTTGGATCAAATTCCAATTCGTAATTATCCCAGTGCTTGTGATCGTATTCACTATATTTAATATCTTCAAAAAGAATAAGTCCTTCGTCCTCCGTCTCGTAACCTATGGCATCTCCGTCGGGGACTCTGCCCCCATCTCTATACTCGAAACATTCATCGTAATGGTGCTCCGAGTAAACTATTTGTGTAGAATTTAATTTAAAGTTTTTCATGCTTCCAGTTGAATCTAAGGCAGTTCCAGTTTTGCCTAGGAAGATCTTTTATTTTTTGATGATATTTTCTTTTATTTCTGGAGACCCTGCTTAGCTTGCAGTCTGCGGAAATTTCTTCGCAATATATGTCTGGCGTGCTCTCTTTAATTCCTGCTTTTCGCAACTGTCTTCTGAATAATGGGTCATTATGTCCATAGTTTCCGACCATATCCTCATCGTACCCCCCCGCTTTCCACCAGTCCTCTATGGAGAGCAACATTGTTCCGCAGGTTTTTCTTTTGCATTTTGGTTTCAAGCGATCTACTTCAGAGAATCTCTTGAAAGAGTAGAATCTTCCGTTGCCTAGAGTAGTCAGCGAATTCATTCTATCTATAGCTTTCCTGTGGAAAATTTGGTCCATGTCACAAATCAACATATGGGGGGTGGAGCAAACAGTTGCGCTAAGGTTTCTGGCACCAGGGATGTTCCACGGTATGTCGTCCTCTATTCTATATAGATTGGAATCAAGCTCCGAAAAAAGAGTATCTTTTAGGAAGTTTCTTGCGGGGATCTCGGAGCCATCATCTATGATTTGAAATTTAACTAAATCATCGTATTCCTTCCACTCATTGAGGTGTTTGGATATATGCTCTTGGTCGTTATAGTAGAGTAATGATATCGTTATGTTTTTTTGCCTCATTGCTTATAGAGTTTGTGCCTGTGTCTTATGCAGGTTCTTAGGTTACTCCTTCTTCTATTATTATAATCTGGAAGCAGGGTTGCGATTCTTAAATCTGATTCCCATAAGGCTCTTCTAAGGTAAGGCTGGTCTCTGTGCCCATATCTTGTTCTCATATTCCTTGCGTGATAATCATCATTCCATCTCTGCATGACCGATTTTACTTCTGGGGAGTCTTTGAATAAAATAACTCCTCCGTTGAATTCTGGAAATGAGTTCGGTATATGTTCTATGTTCGTGCAAACTCTTTTAAGCGGAGCGTGAGTTAATGCTATGTCAAACCTATCTAGGAGCCGAAACGCCTCAAGCAGTATGGGTTTTTTTAGCTCTGTGTCATTATCTAAATATAGGGTTCTTTCGTAAGGAGACTGGAGTATTGCGTCTAATTTATTTCTTCTGTTCGGGTTTTTGATTATTGTAATTTTATCAAAGCAACTCCTGTCTCGAATTTTTTTTTCATTTACGTCATCTACAAATAAGCTTATATTGAGATCTGGGTGTATTCTTTTTATGCTTTGGGCGGAAAATACACACTCCAGCAGGTTCCTTTCCGCTCCAGAGACCCCGTAAACTACGCCGTGTTTAATTTTTTCTATAGGTTTGTTTCGAGCGGCCGTGGCTGCGCGAGCTCTTCTTCTTCTGTTGTGCATAATTATCTTTCATTGTTCCAAAGCCCAAGAAGCTTTTCTGAAACATGCCTATTTGCGTCGTTTAAATAAAGGATAGGCTTTGGTAGATTTAGCGGGTCCGCCTCTAGATTGTGCCTGCTTAAGCTCGCAGAAGTCCTAAATGATAAATTGTTTTGTTTTTTATGGGGATACGTTGATGCAAGAATGTACTTTATGTCGCTGTTTTGTATATTTTTAAGGCATTTCCCCGCATCTCCCACGGACATATGCATTAGGCAGTCTCTGACTAAAATAATGTCCGCTTTGGGTAGCTCGTCCTTTGATAAATCTATTTGTTTAAAAGAAGTCATTTCGTCATCATAGAGCTCCATGTTTTTTTCTATGAGGGAAGCTACTATGTCTCCTCCTATGTAGTGGATGCCGCCCCAGTCCACCTCTTTGGCCCAATTAAAATCTCCGCAGGGGACGTCGAGGAAGGTTTTTACGCCTAGCCCTTTCAGTAGAAGGGGTAGCCCAGCCCTGAGGTTTTTCGTCCATCCTAGCGTTGATCCTGCACCACTTGCGCTTTCGGCGCATCTCCATTCGTTTTTATGAAAAATTTCCGAAAAGAGTTCCTTCATATTATTATTAAGTTTGGCGTATTATTGATTTCTTCGTCCAGTGTTGAATAGATTGATTTAAATTTATCCTTCTCTTCTTCTGTTAGTGCGTCGAATGAGGAGCTTCTTTGCTTTAGCGGCGGGAATTTTGACAACTCAAGCCTGGAGATTTCTAGAAAATCAAAAATTTGTTCTAGATAGTTCCAGAGATGCGGGAATCTGATAATGAGCCTTTTGTACGACCTCTCGTTTTTGTGGTCTACCCAGTTGCGGAATTGATCTGAAAAGCAAAATGAATCAATCCCATGAGAGAGGAAAGAGCTCATATTGTTATCGTGTTCTGGGCGATGGCCGCTAATTGCCTTTGCGTGGCCCGCAGCTATCTTCCTTCTGAAGAGGCTAGGTATTATATTGTAGGGAGTGTCCGTTATGAAAACTGCACGTTTGATCGGTTCGGAAGCTTGACCGAGGTTTGGCAGGTAGGTGTCATTTTGTCTTGGTGGGGTTATTCTATGCTTTAAGCCTTTAGGATTCGCCCCTTGCCCTTTTTTGGGAAGACCCTCTGAGTTTATGTGGCAATTCACGGGTATCCTCTTAGAGAACCAATGTATAAAACTAGTCGACCCCGTGCCCCCCATTGAGGATACAATGCTCATCTCTTTGCTCATTTATTTTATAACAATATCGTTACATCTATTCTCTTGGGTCGTGCATAGCCAGTGCGGGTGGTTTCCTTCCTCAAAGTCAAACTCTCCCTCTTCCTTGTAATTCTCCTTTGAGGCATACAGGATCTTCTTATCGAGCCTAGGGGCAAAGATCTTTGCTGGCTGTTCTCTTTGTTCGGATAAAAAAGCTGCCCACCAGCTAAATGACGAATTCGCCCTAAAGATAGTTCTTGCGAAATAAAGCTTAAGGAAGTCTTCAAAGAAATCGAATATGTGCTCTGGGTTATATACTGCGCCCTCTGGGTAATTCCATCCGAAGTTTTGACTGGGCTTTCCTACTCCCCAGTTTCCAGTCCAGTCATCGCTCGTCCATTTCACCTGCTCTGGGTCATAGCCATGCTCCTTAAAGGCTTTCTTGTAGGATTTCTTGCTCACTACAGAGTACCCCCCGTTCTGCTTGTAATTCACGTTGGAGATGTCGTCTCTTCTTAAGTGCGCAATATCATAAGTGCCCTGTTTGTCTTCCAGTCTTTTGTAGATTTCGGAATTTTTAACATGATCGTTGAATGCGAAAACGTCATTCAGGAGGTAGTCTTTGGACATCGATTTGAAGATTGAGTCGTGATACGCGCATACACTGTCGAAGGTAACGTTTCCCTGTTTTCTGTAGTTCTCTTCGGGCTTGTCTACATTGACATAATTAAACTGCTCCCCGCTTCTTTCCGTGAATGATTTTATCGCATTCAGCCTTGCCTCTAGGGTATCTAGCTCTGGGGAGGTTTGGTTCAGCCAGAGGCGCAACTCATCGTCTTCTACAACTGTATGCTTTTGATTTTTGAAAATATGTGTGCCTTCCCAATCTGAGGGGAGCTCGAAATTTACATCGTTATTTTTCGCGTAAGTTGCCCCGTAGGCATATTGGTGCATTCTATTTCCGAACCTGCCATTCCAGTGCGCAAGCATTACTGTGTATTTCTTGCCGTCTGTTCTGGGGACATAGCCTAGTATTGTGTTCTCCGCCGCAGCCTTTCTTAGTCCATTGGCTCGCGAGGCGTCGCCTTCCCCTACCCAAACTTCATTTTTTTCGATCTCATCAACAGCTTCTGCTATCGCAGAAAACTCTCCGTCTACCGCTTCGGTTTTATCTTTTTTCATGATATATTGTTAAGTTCTTGTTTTATATAATTAAATAAGAAGTCTTTTATCTTAGGGGAGTTTTCAACTAATTCAACTAAATTGTGCTCTCCTTGTATTTTTTCTGGACACTCTATTTTTTTTGATTTCATTTTATCTATTAATTCTTGGTCTATGGATATCCAAGATCCTTTTTGTTCTAAATATCCCCATAGCTTCATTAGGTCTAGAATTTCTCGCTCTATCCACACGCTGTTTCCGTTTTTTCTGCCATATTTTATTGGATACCTTACTTGGGAGCCAGTCCTTTCGTTAATGGACTTCTTGAACTTGATCTTGCAGTAATGCCCTATTGGATCTCCTTTCTCGTCTATTCTTGTTGCGGATGGATTTGTGAATAATATGTCGCTCGTGTACCTTTCTTGGAATTCAAGTATAAAATTCGCATAGTGTTTTACTGCGTTCCCTCCCGCTTCTTTTGCCTTAGGACCTCCTCTGGAGGCGTAGGGATTTGCCGAAACCTCTACCCTCACTTGGCTTGTTAATATCATCATGTGGTTTAATTTTGCGATAGGAAGTACCATTTTTTTTAAAAAAACTGATGTTATTAGTGCCCCTCCCGCTACCTGCTCGCTGTCTTCAAACGCCTTATCTACGTCATTAAGCCTGCATAATGCATCTATACTGTCAATCAAGAAAAAGTACTTCTTGTCTTCTATATTGTCTTTTACTAGCATTCTCACGAGTTCAAAAACTTTTTCGAAAACATTACAGTCGAATTTAAAGAATTTTTCTGGATCAGTATCTATTCCTATTCTGTCCAGCATTTCTTTGGAGCATCTTCCTTCGCTCATGACCAATACGACCATTCCGTTTTTAAATTGTTTTTGAAACTCTCTGGCTATCGAGAGGGCACAGCTAGTTTTCCCCCCTTCATTTATCCCAGTGAACCTATGTACCCCAGCGGATATTCCTCCTCCTAGTGCTAGGTCTAAATTTAGACTTCCCGTCGAAATTTTATAGTCTTGGGTTTTTGCGTCGTTGTAATGGTATTTCTTGTTGTCTTTGTCTGATAGAAATTTATTAATTTGATTTACGGTATCACTTTCTTTCATTGACTTAATATATGTTTCTATTATGATTTATCAAATTATTTTAAAAAATCTTTTATCGTTTTGGGTTTTACTTCTACAACCTTATCTTCTCCATGTTTTTCTCCTAGGGAGAAGGTCTCCGCCTTCGGTATTTTATAATTAAATTCGTTATATTTTTCTTTTAGAATTTTTTTCCCGAAGTCACTCGCAAAAAAACTAAGGCTTTCTGGTTTTTGGGGGAAAACTGCCTTCTCCCAGAAGTCTTGCTTGGGATACTTCTTAATGAGCGCTTCGAACATTTTCATTTCTCTTGCGTAGAATGATCCTTTGTTTTTGATGTAAATCGTTCCTAGCAGCTTGCATGGAAACCTTTTAGGCAGAACTAAGATTCTGTCTATAGACGTTGATTTCCAACTAGGTTTTCTCTTTGCCATATATATTGATATATACGGACTTTTATTTAAGTCAAATTTTCATTCGGGGTCTTCGGTTGTCGCTTCACCGTAGGTGGCGGAATTGGGGTCGTTATCTATTCCTTTCCACTTTATTGGATTCGTCTTACCTATTCCCTTCAGCTCTTCCTCGCTTAAATGTGTTGCTATTTCGTATACATACCGAGAATTTGGGGGGCTAGAGGTATCGGCGTCGGCCGCCGCAAAGCCATAATCACTGGCTACCCACACGGCCTGAAGGGCAAGTTTTTTTCTATCTTCTCCAGAGAGCGGGGTAGTGAATTCGTCTATTTCAATTTCCCCCGTCTGGACGTGTAAGCTCTCGTCATTGTGCCTGCTGGCAATATCGGAAAATTTATGATGCTCGGGGTAGGGAGGCTCTTCTGAAGTTGGCAAAACGTATTTATTGTTGGATACCAATAGTGTTCCGATCGACAAGTAAAAAGAGTCTGGTTCTTCTGGTTTCTCTGTGCCAGGTATGCCCTCCATGGACTCTTCCGTCCCGATGCTTAAGGGAGTTAGGTGATCTTGCACTCCATTCCATCTTGCTTGCGCATAGGCATCTCCATCAGCGTCAGTGTGCATCAATGGCTCCGCGAAATCATTCAACGGGACAACTCTTGTTATTAGTTTTTTCCCTTCCACTTTTTTTGCCAAATTTCCGAATTTATACCCTTTTGAGTTCGCCCAAGATGACCAGTACGCTATATGGCTTGGATGCGTACGGACATTCTCGTTCGAGCTCGCGTTGTTGCTAGGGTCTAGGATTTCGTATACGTACTGTTGCTTATCGAGTTTGTTTGGTCGCCCATTTTCTTGCACTTCCACGAAAGTGTCGGGGTTTATTTGATTGCTGCCCTGCGCACTCTCTCCGTCTATATGTAACGTAGATTGGAGACTACTGCTGGGCCAGTCGGTTATTGGATTATCGGAATAGATTACATACTTTCTGTTGTGCTGGACGTTTGGCACCGACAAATGTGTCCAGCACTCCTCGAACCAGTTGTATACCAAGAATCTGGTAAATGCGTAGCCCATTGGCTTTTCTTCTAGGTATCCCCAGGGGACTGTGTGATAGTTTGCCTCCAAGCCAGTGAATGTATGAGTGGCGGTTACGTCCTCGGTTCCGCCATCAGGTAGGGCCGTTGGCAGGCTGTCCTTGATTGAACCTGTCCCAGTTGCCCCTTCATTGAGGTCTCCGCCTTCTTTGCGCCACCTTGATCCGTAACTGTAGGATAGCGAAACTGTTTCATCATCGGTCATGCGGAAGAGTGCAAGCTCGCCCATTTCATTTGAGCCCTCTTTGCTTGTTGAGACCATTGCTACGTTACCGTACGCAAGATTGGCAATTTCGTCTACCGATTTATCTCGTATGGCTAGTTTGGAGGCCTGAACGGGCTTGATATTAATTGTTGGCGTCTCCACGCCTTCCGCGTCGACGTAGGGTTCGCCGTCGTCGATCTCGATCAGCTGGCCTGTTGCGTTATAGCTAAATAAATGGCCGATTGATCCTACTGAGCGCCCGAACCCTTCACGACCTTCGCCTTCGTAGAGAGTTGCATCATAGTGGGGTAACCCTGCATGGTCGTATATATTCGGATCCTCCGTCGCTGTGGCTTTGGCGGCGACTGAGTCTGCTCGGTTTCTTATCGTCCACGGCTTGAATTCTATATCGTCAGGTTGCCACATCCAGGCCTTCTTTTCCGCCCATATTTTGGCTACCGCTTCCGACTCGTTTACATTATCCTCCTCCGTAATTTGTTCAATATATCCGTTTCCCCAGCCTTCTATTTGAAAGATGTGATTTGCTACGGGGATATCTTTAATCATGCCCGCGCTTTCTTGTCCAACGGGGGCTTCTTCATCGAAGTTGATATTTGTTTGATCTGCCGCCCACGGTATGGATACTGTGCTAAACGCGTCGAAACTACCGTCACCATCCGTATCCGATAGGTGCTTGGGTGAAGTTCCCATTATCATTGCTGGCAATCCGTCCGCTGATCGATTCTCGGAGGGTTCAGGGACATATATATACGGCAAGTTTTCGTTTAGGGTTGGCGTGGCACTTATGGATTGAGATGGCGTGGGGCAGGGGTCTGAATCTGGGTCGCAGCATTTTTTTGTTTTCTTGTCTCTGCCTTGTGAGTCTGCGTCACAGGTGTATGAAGCTGTTGGTATTGGATCCCAGTCGCAGCCTTTCCTCTTGAATGATAACGGCACAGAAACCTCAAGGAAATAACACTTGGCGTCATCGACGTCTGGATCGCAATTTATTTTTATTGACAGATTTACATTTATGCTATACTTTTTGTCAGAAATTACCAGGCCGTAGCCAGCAGTTGGGTGGGTGGTGCTGCCCTCAAAGCCGCTTTTCCATATGTCGCAGTTAGGCTCAATAACTCGAGATGAGAAATCTGGCGTCCATTTAACTGTAATGTTTTTCTTCTCGCCTGAAGTAGTTTCTCTAGCAGAAAATTCTGATTTTTCGAAGAAATACCTTTGGAATCTGGTGGATGTATTTTTCCTGACAGCTTTTTTATCTTTATCGACTGGCGATAATGGTGATGGCGTCTCAAAACTGTTCTCTATTTTTACAAACTCTCCCCTTCTCTGCTGCGCTATATTGTTGGTTCCTTGATTAATTTGCTTATTATACGTATTTCTCGACGCAGTTATTGATTTTACTTCTGTTGTTAATTTGCCATTGCCCTTGGACGCTCCAGTCAGGGAGCTTGACAGTTTGTCATAGTCTATTGTTATTTTTGCAAAATCAAAGCCTTCTTCTAGTGAGCATATTTCGTAATGCCATTCCTGGCCGCTGTCCTGTTTTAATATTGGAGTAGGGCTTACTTGTCCTGCAACAGCTGGACCTGGAATGTGCTCTACCCCCTCGGTTCCGAAGATAGAGGGCCCAGCGGGGGTTTTCGTTATCTCCTTGCAACATTTTTCTTCAAATTCCGCCTTCGCTGAATCGTCTCCCGCCTGAATTTTTAGATCAAGCTCGCAACAAACGCATTCTGCGTCTTCCGCTGTAACGCAGTCCACCGCGCTTTCCTGGGCCGATTGTCCTTTTGGCCCGAATATTTCCTCCTCCAATAAATTTGATTTTTGCTCTGATGTTAGTGATTTTAGACTATATTCTTCTTCTACCTTGTAGCACTCGTCTTTCCCGCTATCTGACGGAATCACAATTGTAGTCCCTTTGATTTCAGCAGACGTCTTGCCGTCAATAAGATCTCCGTTTATCGCTAGATAGTATATTGTGCCGAACGCGGCCGTCATAAGAGTCGAGCTTGAATTGGCGGCGGGGTCCGAGCATTTTTTGAGCGCTACATAATACGCTTCCTTACAGTCGTCGCATTCCTCTGTTAGTTCTTCAATTTTGCCGCTATGGGAGGTTATGTCTCCCACTACTATGACTTTCGTCGCTCCCGTTCCTTTTTTTATTAAGGTGTATTTGTCATCCTTGACCTTTATTCCTAATTTGTCGGAGCCCCTTGTCGATTTCTGTATGTAGTATTTTGCTCCAGGGTCTTGAGAGTAGGTTTTCCCATGGGGGTAACATCCGTCTATTACGTATGTCTCTCCGCCAATCTTTATTGCCTCTCCCGTATTGATGCAAAACCCATCATCTAAGGAGGCCGAGGTAGATACAGTGCATGTTGGCGTCGGGACAATCGTTTTTGTTCCCGTCGGAATAATCGTTTTGCTTACGGTGGTAGTAATGGTGCTAGTCCCAGTCGCTGTTGCGGTGCCTGTTGGCGTCGGGACAATCGTTTTAGTCACAGTAATGGTGCTAGTCCCAGTCGCTGTTGCGGTGCCTGTTGGCGTCGGGACAATCGTTTTGCTTACGGTGGTAGTAATGGTGCTAGTCCCAGTCGCTGTTGCGGTGCCTGTTGGCGTCGGGACAATCGTTTTAGTCGCTGTTGCGGTGCCTGTTGGCGTCGGGACAATCGTTTTAGTCGCAGTAATGGTGCTAGTTCTAGTTGCCGTGGCGGTGCTAGTTCTGGTTCCAGTTACCGTTACAGTGCCAGTTCCAGTCACCGTTACGGTTGCGGTCCCAGTTGCCGTAGTAGTACCTGTTCCAGTTGCCGTAGTAGTACCTGTTCCAGTTGCCGTAGTAGTACCTGTTCCAGTTGCCGTAGTAGTGCCCGTTCCAGTTGCCGTAGTAGTGCCCGTTCCAGTTCCAGTTGCCGTAGTGGTATTGGTTCCAGTTCTAGTCGTAGTTGGGGTCCCTGTTTTTGAAACTGTCGATGTTCCTGTAACTGAAGAAGTTTTTGTTCCCGTGAATGAGGCTGTGGGGGTACCTGTTTCTGTGACCGAAAGTGTTCCAGTTACTGTGGCAGAGGCTGTTCCAGTGGCCGAAGCTGTTCCAGTGGCCGAAGCTGTTCCAGTGGCCGAAGCTGTTCCAGTGGCCGAAGCTGTTCCAGTTGCCGTAGTGGTATCGGTTCCAGTTGCCGTAGTGGTATTGGTTCCAGTTGCCGTAGTGGTATTGGTTCCAGTTGCCGTAGTGGTATTGGTTCCAGTTGCCGTAGTGGTATCGGTTCCAGTTGCCGTAGTGGTATCGGTTCCAGTTGCCGTAGTGGTATTGGTTCCAGTTGCCGTAGTGGTATTGGTTCCAGTTGCCGTAGTGGTATCGGTTCCAGTTGCCGTAGTGGTATTGGTTCCAGTTGCCGTAGTGGTATCGGTTCCAGTTGCCGTAGTGGTATTGGTTCCAGTTGCCGTAGTGGTATCGGTTCCAGTTGCCGTAGTGGTATCGGTTCCAGTTGCCGTAGTGGTGGCGGATGTAGTAATTGTTGCGGAGCCTGTAGGCGTCGGAACAATCGTTTTTGTTGCCGTGGGGAGTGGCGTTCTGCTCGCCGTTTTTGTTGCCGTGGGGAGTGGCGTTCTGCTCGCCGTTATTGTTGGTGTTTCGCAAGCGCAAGGGAATAAATCACTCGCCCTTTGTGTCCCATATTGGCCCTCTAACGCGTCTATGGTTCCTTCAATCGAATCAGCCCATGGCAGTTGCCAGCTCAGGCAATCCTCCGCTCCCAATCCGTATTCGCCTCCTACGTCGAGAACCATCCTCCATTCGCAAATTGATTTTTCTGTATATCCTATGTAATTTGTGGTTGCTTCATCATGAGACCAAACTAATTCCGCTGGGCTGCCGTCTGGAATCGCTAAATCGTTTTTATTTCCTGTTTTTACGTCTTCAAAGTCCGCTTTGATAGTTCCCCCGTGCCCATCGTCGCCATAGCCGTAATCTGTCCATGGGTTCCATCTTATCCACTTATTTCTAGTGGATGCTCCCTCTGAGTCTTTTAATTGAAATGCGTTTTTATTTGTTATTGTTGGGTCATTGGCTCCCTCAATAACCCATTGTCCGTTATCTTTTATCCACGCTCTTGCTTCGATGGATATTTCAGAAAACCCAAGATTTTTTATACGGGCCCCGTGATGGTGGGGTATTGATCCTGCGCCCCAGTCGTGGACATGATCATCTGGGGGGGTCCAGCCCTGACAGTCGTATTGGACTTTTAATATTACTTTACATTGGTTTTTGCAATTGGGGTCACAGTCATTGTTGCATATTATCCTCCAGTCCTCTCCTTCACAATCAAGTGACAGGCCTAAGTCTTCTAGCATTGCAATGTCTAATTTTGAGTAGCCCTGGAGTTGGCCTCGCGAGTTCGCCCTTGGCCCCATAACCCAATCATATGATACGGGATACGAGGATTTGGTATCAGGGTCGTACCAGCTTCCGCCTCCGTGGGCCGAAGCTTCATCATGGATATGCGATGGGGGAGAGTTTTTTCCGCGGTGTCCCCTCGAGTTTCCGATGGGCACCCCTCTTACGTCGTCTGTAGGAAAACCGAGAAGCGCTAGCTTTCTCTTGTATTCCGCTAGCGTTTTTTCCCCTTTAAACAAAAATATATCGTGTGGATCGCACCCCGACGCGTTGTAAAGAGTCTTTATTTCGAGAAACGGGTGTTCTTCGTCGAATTCTTCCACTCCTGCGAGTTCGCCGTAGTGCTTTGCCTGCGCCACGATCGTGCCTCCGTTAATCCAGTTATGGGTAAGTTCGTGTAGCGCAACGGCCCACCGTCGCGAACCTTTACCAGTGCCCGAGCCCCATGGTCCATACCAGGCAGAGCCATAAAACGCCTTTCCAGTTACCCCTAAGTGAAAGTGTCTTTCTGCGCCGTCCTCGGGCGAGCCGTATTTATAGTTAGTTGACTTGGACCAATCATACGAAAATCCCGCAAGATCCGTATATCCTATCGTGCCCATTGCCGCAATTGCCTCCATCTCTTTACCTGCTTCAATTGGCTCAGAAACGTCAATTACTAGTTTTGTCTGTACATATTGTGAAAAGTAGTTTCCCAATTTGCTAACATGCCAGCAATTGACGCTATTAACCAGGAATAGCGCCGTGTTGGGGTGTACGTCTTGCAAGTACGAAGTCCCTGGTGAACCTGGGTATTCCTCGCCGTAGTCAATTGGTCCAATATTGCCCTTTAATATCTCATATAATTTAGTCCACGCGTTGCGATGGCCTTTGTTTCCTGGCTTACCCAGTATGCCGCTCGAAAGGACCTTGTATGGAATTGTATCTTCGCTGGACGTTTGATCGCTGGCTTTGATGACGGTCTGCTTGCCAGCGAACACGTCATCCCAGGCGCGAGTGTAATCTATTTCGGGATATTGTAGATTGCAATCCTCGCATAAGTAGTCCGCAACCTTCCAAAATTCAGCAAACATTTCCCACCCTTGTACTCCTGCGGTTGCTTGAAATAAGTCCGAGGTGTAGATCTGATCTAGGGAGTAGCCCGCTTCGGGGTCTCTCTTGGCGAACGTTATGTCGTCACACTCGAATTCTCCCTTCGAGCGATCACCATACTCTTCGTCTTTATACACATACGCCCCTTCGCCGTTGGAAAAGACTTGCCTCTTTCTTTTGTATATTTTGCCTGGGGTCAGCCACCCTACACCAGTGCCTCCTTGAACGGGGTCATAAGCCCCTAAGTAAAGGCCAGGATGAGTCTCTTGCGTTATTAATTCTCCGAAGCCAGATGGTGCGCCTGGACCCTGCTTGTTGAAGTTCCAGCCTCTACAATAGCAAAAGCTTTGGAATGCGGCGAAGGCAAGCCGTATATCCCTTAAATAGGCCTCGCGACCCTCTACGGTTGGGGGGTGCCAAGGTTCAACGGGCTTAGGCAGTAACAGGTTGACCTTCTCCAGTCGGGTATGTCGGTCCCCCTCATCGTCGACCCAGGAATCCACAAATTCTATTGATGCTCCGAAGCCTATGCAAGACTCTTCTCCGACTTTTGCGTCTGCGCCAAAAATATATTTCCATAATTCAGTAAAGCAGAAGTCGTTTTCGCAGGGGTCAACAAAGGTTATCGTGTCGCTTGCTGTTTTGGTCGGAGTGGATTTTGGGGGCTGGTCTGCTAGAGATTGAGACGTAGTGCGAGTTGGGACAATCGTTTTTGTTGATGTAGGGGTGGCGCATGTTTCACACTTATCTTTCTCTATTTCAAAGGAGGTAGTTGTGGGGCCCGTAACGTCATAGCATAAATCGTCTAAAAGTCTATAATTAAGCTCTGTAATTCCTAGATCTTTTACTGGAGGGATGCATACTATGCTTGTCCCGCCATGGATGTTTTCACTGGCCACGTAAATCGGTTCGCTATGGAACCAATTATCGCTAGAACTGTGGAATCCGCTTTTGCTACTCCAGGCTTTATTAAGGGGGATGCCCAGCCACCCGTGCTCGCTAAGAATATTCGCCTTGGTATTATATAGATCCCAGGTTTCTACCCCATGAAAAAAGATAATATCTTCTCCCGTCACAAGTGGAACTCCGCATTTATCTAAAGCTTTGCTTGAGCTGAATAATGGACTGCCATATTTATTTAGTTTGGTGCTAGTGGTAGATGGGAATAAAATTCCAGCAGCGTCTGGGGAATAGCCTGACAGGCCGTTTAGGATCTTTATCTCTGCGTTTCCTTCGATCCCCACGTCTGCTATTTGGGGTAGCTGGCTTTCTGTTGATCTTTTTAGGACTCTTGGCGAAGAAGTGCCGACGCTTCTTATATCAAGTATTAAATGTAGGTCGGCTTGCGATAGGTCGCAATTTCCGATTAAGGGATCTTTACCTCTACCCCTATGCCCCTCGCAAGGGTTTTCTAACACCCTTGATTCTATGGATTTTTTTGCTGCAAAAAACGATTTAAGATGTAAAAAGGACTCTTCCGTGAATTGCGGGCCAGTCCACAAGTCCTCGGTCATGCCGTTTCTTATGGTGGAGCTTGGAATATTTCCTATTTCGGATAATAGATCTACATAGTCAGAGTAGTTTTGTGCGTTGTCTGTGTCTGGCAGGCAAATCGTCGTGTCGAGGAGGGTCTTTTTTGAAAACCTAATATAAAATTGAATTAAGCCGTCTTCGTCGCAATCGCAGCCAGTTCGGGATGAAGTTGCAGTTGGGGTGGGTTTGTGGCTTGACGAAGGCGTTGGGGATTCGGTAACTGTGGGCGTTTCGGGGGCACAGCAAAGCATTAAGTCTGCATACTCAATTTCTTGCCCTATCTTTTCTGGCGGAGCAGGGGGCCCTACATATGTTAATCCAGTGGTGTATTTGTTCCAGTAATGATCACACTCGTGTAAGTTATTAGTTAGTAAGCTATATTTACATGCGTCTTCTCCGCCTAAGCTTGCTATGTATGAATCGTATATTCTTTCTAGTGACGCGTCATCCGTCCAAATTAAATCTTCTTCCCTAAACACTCCGAATGGCACATACCTTTCTATCGTAGTTACTTGTAACAAAGAGCTTCCCGACGCTGGCTTTATTATTGACGCGCAATCGCAAAGAGGAGTCGTGGATACTGAGCTGGTTAACGTTTCGGTTTTACTTGAAGTTGACGTTGCGCTTAGTGTCGCCGTACCACTTAAGGTTGACGTTGGGCTTATTGTTGCTGTACCCGTGGAAGTTATTGTTCCGCTTGAGGTGTTGGTTGGAGTGCTGCAGGCAATACAGCCCGCGCAACCTTTACTTACTCCTTGTATGCTTGGGAAGAATGGGTCTGGCGTAATGACCAATTTTTCTATATATTCCATATCCCCTTGTATGGATTTTATTATTGCGAAGTGATCGGGGTCTTCCCACTCGAAGCCCAAGCCCCTTATTATCGCAATAACCTGTTTGTCTTCGGGGGTGCTGCAATCGCTTTCCCAATATCCTTTTGATTCGTTCCATCGATAACACCCTCCGAATTTAGGGCTTATATTCGCGACTGACGCGTCTAGGCATATATCCTCATATGTTGGGGTTGAGGTGGGGGTTGGCGTAGATGTTCCTGAGGAGGTGGTAGAATAAGTGAGCGTAAGAGTCGCACTGACCGTCCCTGTGGCAGAGGCGGTTTTCGTTCCAGTAAATGTTTGCGTCGGGACCGCGCTCTTGGTCGCCGTAACTGAAAAAGTCCCTGTAGTCGTGGGAGTTGGGCAGGCATCGCAAGTTTCGCATCCTTTGCTTATTGAGAATTTTCCGTCAATTGTCTTTTGTTGGGCCCACCAATCAAATGGGTCGCACATTTTATCTGTTCGAGGCTTCGCATGCGAAAGGGAGTCCTCAAGTCGAGTTGGCTCCCAAGTTCCCGCCACTTCTCCTTGCGCTGCATTGGAAACTTTTGTTCTATATAGGGCAAATTTATCCGCCGTGCCTTGGTAGAGTATTTGATATTTCCATTCTTTGTCTTCGCATGGCTTGATCCACTTTTCTTCTATGGCGTCCCAGTGGTAGCAGCCTTCGTAGGCTTTAAATCCCGCAGACTGCGCTTCGACGCATATGTCGAAGTCTACTGTACACGGAGTCAGCGAAGCTGTTATGGTGGGCGTAGGGTGAATCGAAAGGGATGGTGTGACTGTATTGCTACGAGTCCCCGTTGCACTTCTTGTGTCCGTTGCGCTACGAGTTCCTGTGTTGGTCGACGAGGGGGTGGAGCAATGGGGCTCTATTGGGCAATCGTCGCAGTCGCTTATGACTTTAACTCTCTTAGCATGGTCGAAGTCTATATCGAATAAACTAATGTCGTGTTTTTTGGTCCACTCGAGAACCTTAGTACTGTCAGTGACTGAATCTGAGGGGGCCGAAAGGATGTCTACAACTTTCCAACAAGCTAAGTTTGAGGGGTCTAGATTCCCGATCTGTAGAACATTTCCTTCGAAGAAATATTTATCTGTTCTTACAAAACTATATTTTTTTCTTTTTCTTGCTTCTTCTGGCCATTGCGAATTTGGTGAGTCGCAACAGTTTTCTAGCGCCAGGTAAAGCTCTCTCGGGCAAGGGCAATCTACTCTACTCACCTCGCCGCAACCAGATTTAGACTCTAGCTTTAAGGCGCTTCTTTCTTTGCCGAGAAGGCTAAAGGTTTTAATCTCCGTATAGGTGGTGCTCGGCAGGGGCGCCACCTCTATGGCGTAAATCTCCGAACACCTTTTTTTTCTGGATGAGATCTCTGTTGATTGGTGGCTTTCTAGAGCCGTCGTGTTCCAAGAAACTACATCTCCTAGGGCTAGGTTACTTGTGTCAGTCCATTTGTTATTTGCCTCATCTCGGATTAATCCCGAAACCTTGAAGTTGTGGTACAGAGAGCTATTGCCTATGGTTGTCCATATTTTTAATTCATCGTCAAATAGATACGGACAGCAGTCTTTTATTGTGATATATAACTCTCCTCCGACTAACGAAGAGGACACTGTGGCGGTGGGTGTCGATGTCCCTGTAACCGAAGAACTTTTTGTCCCCGTGAATGAGGCTGTGGGGGTACCTGTTCTTGTGATCGAGGGAGTACCGCTGCTAGTGGTTGTCTGGGTTACTGTGGCTGTAGGGGTCCCTGTTTTTGAGACTGTCGATGTCCCTGTAACCGAAGAACTTTTTGTCCCCGTGAATGAGGCTGTGGGGGTATCTGTTTTAGTTTTACTTGTTGTTCTAGTTGCTGTTTCTGTAGGCGTCTTGGATCTTGTGGCCGTTCCTGTTGGGACAATTGTGTGCGTGCCTGTTGGCACAGGGGTATAGGTGCCTGTTCCTGTTGGCGTTGGGCAAGGCATACAACTCGGATCGTCGCAGCCCTTGGATTCTGGAATTGTTTTTTTACTTACTTGGATTACGGTTGGAGTAATCGATTCAAAATCAGATATATAATCGGCGTATTTATCGTACAGATAATATTCTTGCACTCTTGTGAAGTCTGTCTGAAAATCGAAATCGGCCGTTAGCTCTTCAGTCGTTGTGAAGGCCTCTACTACTTTCCAGCATTGATTGTCATCTAATTTTACCGTTGAATCTATTAGATATTTAGTGTATTTTTCGTAAAAGACTGAGGTTGTGTAGGTCGCAGGCCCATATTTTATTTCCGACGCTTTAATCCATTTGCGGACATCGCCTGTGTCGCCCTCCACTTGGCGGTATGCCCCTGGGCAGCAGTGTTGCAGTAAGAGGTAGGTTGTGCAAGAGGGGCAGTCCGCGTCTGCGCAACTGTCTTTAAGCTCTATTTCTGAGGGTGTGATTTTTTTCCATGGGTTGCCGCTAACTCTCTCTCGAAAAAGATCGTCATATACCCTTATTATGTCCCAGCATTCTCCTTTATATTTTATTATATCTCCAGTCAGATTCGGAAGATCTGTTCCAAGTACGGACTCTTCTCCATCTTCCATATAAAACCACAAGTACTTTCCTCGGTCGCAACAGTTTCTTGCTACAAAACTATTAGATATTGGGGTTCTTGAGGCAGTTACTGTTGGCGTGGGGACCGCGGTTGGCGTCGTAGTCTCGCTTGACGTTATGGTTGATGTTTTTGTTACTGGAGGGCAGTCCTTGTTAATCAAATCGTCTTTGTCGTAAGGCGTTCCATCGCGCTTTGAGACTTTTATTAATGTCTCATCAAAATTATCCTCTACTTGAATCCCGTTGGCATCTGCATAATGTTGGATTGCTCTCCATTCGTTAGATACGTCAACCCCCCCGACTCTTTGCACATCATGTTCGTATTTTGCGAGGTTCCGAAGGGCAGCTTTCTGTAGTTCGTAGCAAAGAAATTCGCCTGTATGCTCGTCATAGATTTTCCATATGTATTTTTTTCCGTTCCATTTCAGCGCGGTGATGTAATGCGGTTTCGAGAGAGATACCCATAGCGGATCATCTTCAAATAAATAATCAGTTGGACAAACCAATGGGGGATTTGCTGCATGCCGTTCCGAATAAGTCGCCCCCGTATTCAATTGGGAGACGATGATAACTCGAGACTGCTTCTTCCCAGACAGGTTGTATCCTGGATTCCCTGTCCCGTCGCAGCAACTCTCAAGGAGGAGCATCGCTGATTGGCAGTCTACTAGAGTTTTTGTAATTGTTGGTGTGCTGGGACACTTGAAATTTCTTGGGCTAATATTGTTGGAAGTCGTTGCAATATCGCAACTACTTTCTATTCTTACCGCCCCTACGTCTATAAAGCCTCGGTAGAAAAATTTTATGCTATAAAGGAAGCTGCTTTTCCCCGTAGGATCAAGTCCCAATGTGTATTTGCTGCCTGCCAATGGAGATAAAGCTGGGCGAAGCGGTTTTTTGATTCCGTCATTATCAGCATCCACAGCAGTGGGGTCATCAGTATCTTTTAGTAAATTGTATTTTACTCTAAAGTCTTCCCAATGAAGCATTGGGCTCTCGATTTTGGAATCGTCTATTATTTCTATTAATCTATATTGCCCTTCTAGAATCGACGAGTTTGTGAGCGATAACGAGACATGAGAAATTTGAAATTTTGGGTCACACTCGCTAACCCAGCGGCCAAGCAGGTTCTTGTACTTGTAACATCCCGCCCAGGGTTGTTGTTTACCTCCGCGATAATCGGGGATACTTGATAGAAAAACTTCATCTACTACCCATCCACCAGGCATAGCTGATCTTTCTATGTCTAACGGATTATCTGTTGGGTCTTCTGGCATACTCTAATTACTTTGTATAACTTGACGTTGGGAGATAAAATCCAGACCTGAGCCACGCAGATCCGTTGGCATCCCAGAATTGAACGGTCATATATTGCCACACTGGAGAGACATCATTTACGAAATTTATATACGCCGCAGATGAGGAATTTAGTGTCCCGTTCGTCCATGCAGCCTTGGGGAATATTAACTCTATAGGCCAGCCTTGTTCGTCTATGTAAAGCTCCTCATACCCGCTCGTTTCTTCCCCCATCTCTTCATCAAAAAGCTTAAACCAGCCTTTGTTTGAGGTTGGGCTTGTTATCGTAGAGGAGACCTCCTCAATAGTTAGTGGTTCTTTGCAAACTGGAATAATGGTGCTTTTCGGCATGTAAGGGTTGTCGAGCGACCATTCGGGGCATTCAGACGCGGGGTCGCAACCGCATTGCGGGTTGCCAGTTTCGGTGGGTAGATGGGAAAAATATCTCATTTCAAAATCTTTTTGTTCGCTATCAATAGATACACACTCATCATTATTATCTACAAAAGCCCAGTTATTTAAGTTTACTGGTTTATGGGTACAGTGCTTAAATGGCCCGCAAACTTCTCCAATCGGCTCCACTAAGAAGGAATCTTTGTTCTTTGTCGCTGTAACTTTTACATTCCATTCGTAAAGACAACTTCCTCCGCACCCCCAGGATTTGTATTCCGAATCTACTTCGGAGGATTTGTTGTGATCTCCTAGGGATATGACTTTGGTTATGTCATTGTATGCTGATTTATTTATTGATTCGTCTATTATCTCTTGCTCGCTTTTTGTTGATAAAGCCTGGCATCCTTGATCGGAAATCAAAAACCACCCTTCCCTTATTCCATTGTCGTCACAGGTGAAGGTCGGAGTTGAGCTGGCCGTCGACGATCGGCTAGTTGTGGGTGTGGGTGTAGGAGTCGGTGCAGGAGTCGGAGTCGGAGTCGGAGTCGGTCTGGGGGTCGGTGTGGGAGTCGGTCTAGGAGTCGGGGTCGGTGTAGGAGTCGGAGTCGGTATAGGCGGCGGCGTCGGGGTCGGGCATGCACACGAATCTCCGAGATATGTATATTTTTGTCCTTTATGGCAATAGATTTCTCCTTTCACCAGAGGTGTGGGCGAGTAGTCATTGTGTGAACTTCTTGAGGTCGAGTCATGAATCTTCATCTCGCGAATGGCCATCTCGTGCAAATCCATGAATTCACGGTGGTAGCTCTCAATGTCTGCGGAATTCTTTGTATCGTTGCTGCGCGCAGAGGCGTAGCTTCTCTCCCATTGCCTCTGCTGGCCTAATAGCTCTTGTGGAATCGTATATTGCCATTTTATGAATGTCGGATGCCCGAGGGGTCTTTTTGTGGAGTCTGGCTGTATCACAAACCTTATTTTTTCTCCACGCTCATCTGGCCTTGGAATGGTTGGCGCTGACGAGGTTGACCGACTTGGGTGTTTCGGGAAAACCATTAAATAGGGACTTTTTGTGGGCCATATTCCTTGTGGGTCTTCTAGAATTTTAAAATCATTAATCGTTCCTTCTTTGGGAAGACTTATGACGTACTCCCTGCAATAGGATAGGTGGGTTACAAGCTCTAGGTTTTTGCCGCCCATTTGAACGGTCTTTAGAGGCGGGAGATCTGTTGAAGTTGGGCAATCACTGCCATAAAGATTTCCTAAAGAAGTCGTTTCTTCCGCTGGGCGAGGATAAAGTTCCTCGCATGAGAGGCTCGTAGACGTAGAGAAAGTACTGCTTCCAGTTGCCGTAACACTAACGGTATTAGAGGGGGTCGGAGGTGCGGGCGAAGTCGAAATCGTTGGGGTCGGAACTAGGCAATCACATGGACAAACCGAAGAATCATTACAGAGCTCCCAGCAGTCTGGGCAGTTTTCTGGGGAATGGATTTCTGGCCCATCATATTCGAGGTAGGATGAGCAACTGTGCGATATCGTGACTGATGCCGTCGGAGTCGGTGTGGGAGTCGGCGTAGGAGTCGGAGTCGGTGTAGGAGTCGGTTTAGGAGTCGGAGTTGGCGTAGGAGTCGGAGTCGGTGTAGGAGTCGGTGTAGGAGTCGGAGTTGGCGTTGGAGTCGGCGTTGGAGTCGGTGTAGGAGTCGGAGTAGCCGTTGCGGTCCCAGTTGCCGTAACAGTAACGGTTCCAGTTGTCGTGGCAGTACTAGTTCCAGTTGCCGTAACAGTAACGGTTCCAGTTGGCGTGGGAGGAATTCCAGTTGTCGTGGCAGTACTAGTTCCAGTTGCCGTAACGGTTCCAGTTGCCGTAGCAGTGGCAGTTCCAGTTGGCGTTGGAGTCGGAGTTGGAGTCGGTGTAGGAGTCGGTGTAGGAGTCGGTGTAGGAGTCGGCGTAGGAGTCGGAGTCGGCGTTGGAGTCGGTGTAGGAGTCGGTGTAGGAGTCGGAGTAGCCGTTGCGGTCCCAGTTGCCGTAACAGTAACGGTCCCAGTTGCCGTAACAGTAACGGTTCCAGTTGCC